AAGACATGGTGGTCCTGTTTCTTGCCGCGTGTGCCTTTGACGTTTTCACTGGGTAGGAACCAGGTCTGTCGGTCCAGATCGACATTTTTCCATTCGGCCTGCAGCAACTCGCCAATTCGGCACAAGGTGCCCAGGCTGATCCACAGCGCGAGTTGAGTTTCTTTTTTCAACGGCCGAATGCCATCGTATTTTTGACCAGCGGGGAGGGCGTTGTACTCGAAGGTCATTTGTTGGAAGCGGTTGTGCAATTCCAACAGCTCCGCCGGCGAAAGGATGCGGCTTCTTTCTGCCTCGTAGTCGGCAGGGATCAACGGGGAGATGTCGACCAGTTCAGTCGGATCACCCTCAACCAGTAACGCCCGCCAAGGTTGGCGCTTTCTTGCCCAGTTAAACATCTGAGTGAGGTCGGCGAAGAAACTGATGGCTTGTCGGTGAGCGCCGCGGTTGACCACGGAACGGATCAGCGCCCGAACATCGTGTTCGGAGACGCTGCTCACCGCGGTCCTGCCGAGTGCTGGCAAAAGGTCCTTGTTAAAGCGTCGTTGCAACTCGGCATTGCCGTCTTTACGCGCGACGCCATCCAGCAGCCACGCCCTGGCCAGATCCCGGACGGTCAGCGTTTGCACCTTCGTCGTTTTTACTTGTTCGGCCTCTGCGTTAGCCGCGGCGTATGCCTGTGCCTTGGCGGTTTTCTTATGCTCGTTGGGATTGATCTGCTCATCGATGAGCGCGCGGGCTTGGTTACGCGCCTTGCGGATGTCTGTCAGGGATTTGCGCGGCCAGGTTCCACAGGCGTACTCTTTATTTTGGTCGCCCCAGCGATAGCGATAGAAAAAGCTGACCGAAATACCGTCCTTGCGGACTGAGATTCGCCCGGCGAGATTGCCATCCTCCCGGAGGATCCGGCCGGCATCATTGGCGGTCAGCGACTCGAGTTCTTTGATGGTGATTTTGGCCATGAAATGGACTCCCCCTACTTTTACCCCCACAAAAACGTCGGCTCTTGATGGACGTTACTGGACTCTCGTAGAGCAGAACACCGCTGGAGCTCAAGTAAATACTAGCTTAGAAAAATCCAGAGTGAAATTTCGGAGTCTTTCAAGAAGTATGAAAAAGGAGATGGGGTGCTAGGGGTCGAGTGTTCGAATCACTCCGTCCCGACCATTATTCCTGAGTAAAATCAGACACTTAAGCCGATCATCTAGATCGGTTTTTTTGTGTCTGCGCAAAATCCGCGCAAAACTGGCGCAAAACTATCCGGTGATTTCGCTGATATTTAGGTCCGGAATTGCGTCGGACCAGATGACTTCCTCGTGGTCGCGCTGGTAGTTTTTGGTCATGCCCTCGCTCGCATGACCTGCAATTTTCTGCCCGTCCTTTCCGGCTTTTTTGTATAGGTGCAGCGACAGCGCTCGCACTTCGTGGAAGCCCGGCATCTCCTCCTCTTTCCACCCCTTGTAGCATTCCGCTGCCTCCCTTGCGTCCTTGAACGCTCGCGTCAAATACCGTTCCTCAACCTTCGTCCAGTGGTCCTTGGTCTGCGCCTGTTTCTGTTTCAGGCGATCTGGCTTTCGGTGTATCAGGTACGGCGACGCGGTGTCGTCACGGCAGCGGCTGATAACCGCCTGCAACTCGGGCGTCACCCGAAAACGTATCCACGCGGCGTCACTGGCCTTGGCCGTTTTCTTTTGCACCAAGTAGAGGAAGCCCTCCCGCACCCCGTCGAAACGCATATCGAGGATGTCGGTCCGTCGCTGAGCAGTGATGAGGGCCAGGTCGATCGCGTTCTGCAGCCAGGCCGGCGCTTTCTCCCTGATGGCTTTCAAGCCCTCGACGGTGTGGCGCTTGCGCTGTTTTTTCTCGATGCGATTGATGGTGCTGGCAGCCGGATTATCCGGGCACAAGCCTTTGGCCGCCGCATGGTTCAATATGTCGACCAGCAGGGCCCTGCACTGGTTGGCCGTGCGCGGAGTAAGAGCGTCCAGCATTTCCGCAATCATGCGGATCGTGATCTGGTCCACGGCCATCCCCTCGAAACTCTTGCGAAAGCGACGGAAGTGCACCGCATACAACCCTAGAGTGCCCTTGGCCAGCTCGCGGGGTGGCAGGACGTCGCGCTCGTAGATGTCGAGGAAGTCGGCGAACGTTTCTGAGGTATTGTTCAGCACAGTGCTGACCAAGTCAGCGCCACGCATGAATTCCAAGTTCAATTGCTTCGCCGCGTCGATCGCTTTGATTCGGTCTGTCCCGAACTGGAACCACTTCCCGTCAGTAGGCCGACGGTAGCGATAGGTCGAGCGCCGCGCATCGAAGTAGAGATTCTGCGGGAGGTTCTTGTTCGCAGTATTGCGCGGCCGAGGGACCATCATGCAGCTCCTTTCAGTACCATCGCCACGAGGTCGTTACCGTCCGAGCGGATGAATGCTGTCCAATCAACGTACCAAAGTTTCCCGATCTGCACGCCGGGGACTACACCATTGCGGATGTGGTTGCGAATTGCCTGGGGGCATTGTGGAGTTCCGTTTTCGCCCCAGCGCCGACGCTGAAACTCGCTGATCTTGATCAGTTCTTTTTTCATTGCAATGTTCCATGTCTCGTGTGGTGGTAGGAAGCCATTTTTTGGTTGGGACTTGTGGTGTGTATTTTTGGAGCCGTGATTCTTTTGAGTGTTTTAGCCTGCTCTCCGAAAGAGCTAATTCATGGCGGTAGGGAGTCTGGCTGTAATCCCTTCTTATTTTGCGTGTTCAATGGGAGTAATTCTCTCCCAGTGCTGCACAATTCTCCAAATGTACTCATTGCGTGTTGATCTTAAAAATAGTCTAAGCTTTCATTTGCGGTGTGAAGTAAGAATTAGCTGTTACTCTACCGAGCCGGGGTGTGAGAGTAAGCGGGCATTAACAGTCATGATGTGTTCTGAATGTAAGGTAGGATTGTTGGCATTAGCGGGTATGCAATAGTGATAGAGTGAAATCGTAATCTCCTAAACTAAAATGGTAATGCGATTCTGCTAAAGGTGTGGTAAACTGAAGCTAGATTAGGACTATGTTTAAAGCCCATAATACAGCGAGCGATCATGGAAGTTTCAGTTAAGAACTTCGGTACCATTCGACATGCTGATGTCCACATTGGTGGACTGACAGTAATTACCGGCGAAAATGACACTGGCAAAAGTACAATCGGTAAAATACTTTTCTCACTTGTTAAAGCCGTTGCACGATATGAGGAGGACTTGGAGGAGGTAAAGGAGGTAAGAGTTACCAATGAGGCGCAGCAGCTTTACTATACTCTTCGTCGATACGTTAATATTGCTGATAACGTCGAACTTCGAGATATGTTTCACCCCAGAAAAATGTATGGTCAGTTTAAGCTGGACGCAGTAAAAGCTTATAACGAGCGAATGGCTGAGTTTGTTAGATTGTCTGAGGAACAAACGATAACGGAAAATACGTTAGGTTCTTTTGTTCATTCGTTAAATAAAATAATGGCAATTGTGAATGAGCCCGATGATGAGGTATTTGTCATGAGTCGGGCGGTTCGCAAATCATTTTTCTCTGAATTTAACAATGAGATTATTCAACGAGGTACTGAGTCTGCTTGCCCTGCTTCTATAAGTATTACAGATGGAGCTAGCAAGTTAATTGATATTACTTGGGAGAAAGAAGGCGAACACCGCTTTAGCTTCGTTGATGCTCTCGGATACGCAGATGCAACCTATGTTGATTCACCTGCCATAATTCAGTTTCATCATATAGTACGTATGGCTAGGACGCTCTTTGAAAGCGATCCGTCCAGACTTGCTGTTCCTTTGCATGTAAAGGACTTGGCGAATAAATTAACGGATTCTCAATATGCGGTCGCCGGTCTAGAAGATTTGCTATCTGATGGATATCGAATGCCAAATATAACGTCTGAAGTCGGAGCGCTGCTTGGTGGGATGATATCCTATGACGACGTTGCTTCGGACTTTGTTCTTGATCGAAATGGGTTTAAGATATCTTCAAATAATATCGCTTCTGGAATTAAAGCTATCGGGATTCTGGATATGCTAGTTACTGGCGGAAGCGTTAGAAGGAACTCTCTATTAGTTCTCGATGAGCCTGAAGTAAATCTTCACCCGAAATGGCAGGTAGCATATTGCGAAATCATTTGTAGTTTGGTTCTTGCAGGTGTGGATATCATTGTTACAACTCACAGTCCGTACATCGTGGAAGCGTTGAAACATCATTCAGATAAAACTGGCATAGAGCATAGGTTTTATTTGGCTCAAAAGGTCTCATTTTGCGAGTCGGAATTTCGCGATATTACTCCTGACATATCAATTGCTATTGATGCGTTGGCTGCTCCGCTAATGAGTTTGAATGAAGGCTCTGTTGAAGATTTTTTGAGCTAACCAAGGAGAGGTTATGTCCCTCGAGCAAGATATTTATGACAAGTTGGTTGTAGAGTATCCAACTCATATTAAAACTATTACGGATCTTAGCTTTAACCCTACTGGTGCAAAAAATTTTATTGGATCTCATGTCACTGGGTTTGATTTTGATCTGGTATTTAATCTTTCGCCTGGTTATAAAACGTATCATAATGAAAAATCCCCAGATGCGTTGTTTTGTGTAAAAGATAAGTTGTATTTTGTTGAATTTAAAGAGGGGCTGCATAAAAAGATAGAGATTAGATCGAAGATACATGAAGGTATTGTTACTTTATTTATGTTTGTGCAGCAATTTTTACCTCATATATCAAAGGCGGATTTTTGTAGTTTAGATATAAATTATGCAGTTGTGGCTCGTGAAACGCAATCGTTTAGCTCTGTCCAGTTGGCTCTAAAGGCTGCTTCTGAAAAATATCAGCTTAAAAATATGGAAGGCTTTATTGTTAGAAAAACGTTTTATACTGTCGACAGTGCCAAAATAGCTGCATTATTAAAGGGGGTGACGAATGGAGCGCTTAGTTATATCGATTACTATGATGGCTCCCCGGCGGCACCAACTCGTATTTTAGCTTAAAAGAAGGAAGTTTAGCTGAAAATGTGTCGGGTGGTTAATTGATCGGATGTCGTCCTATTCAACATCTGTGTCAGTAGTTCCCGGTCATCCGGGTCCAATGCTCGCTTATTCTAAATGCAGGCTTCATCCGTATCATCGAGAAGATATTTGATTTCGTCTTCGTCATCGCTTACTTGGCTTCGAGGCAACGGATGTCTTCACGCAGCTCTTCACGCTCTGCGTGCGGTCGATGCTTTGCGAGGTGAAGCGGCGGGTCAGCTCGGCGGCGGCCGGATCAAGCGCGGCGTAGTTCAGGCACTCTTCATCGGTCAAAGCATTTGCGGGAATGCTCATTGGTAATCTCCAGGCAGACGCCTGCCTCGCCGGCTGGCGTGATTCGTTGAAGTGAGGTATTTGTGTTCGGCCCGGCATGGGGCCGGTTCAAGGAGCAGAAATGGTAATAAGCAAAAGTACTTCAAGAGGCAGCGTGCGGGTTGAGTTGGCTGCTGCACCAGCTGGCGGATGGGACATTGCTTCGGTTAGCGTCAATGGTCGAGTTCTTCCTCCAACTCGTAAAGGTGAGTTCGCTACAGACCAGGAGGCAGAAGATGCTGCTTACGCTCGCGCCGAAGAATTCGCCGAGCAGTTCAACCTAGATAAGCGATACTAGGTTGTAGCACCTCATCGCCTGGATCGCGCCTAAGTTCGGCCATGCTCTGTTCGTGAAACGAATGCGACACCTTTTCAGGAATCTCATAAGGTGTCGCGACACAGCGAAGCATCCACGCCGCTGTCTCGAAGTCGGCGGCGATCACATTGCGCAGCAAGTTCTGGTACACCTCCTGCTGGTTATTGAAGCCGTGTTCCTTCATCAGTCGATTGATGTCAGGCTTGAACACCCCGGCAACCTCAACCGTAAACTTCTCGATGCCTAGCGCGGCTTTCTTGGCCGCTTCCTTCTCGCGTTTCTTGCGCTGCTTCTTGGCTTCCGCCGTCAGTTCCTGTTCGTCCGCCATGGCCTGTCTCTTGAATTCCGTGGGTTGGTAGATCCAGCCATGTTTGTCGTCGGCGCTGGCACACCTGGTTGTTTAGGCGCCTCACGATGTGAACTTAAAGCCGTTCTCGCGGGCGATGAGCCGGGCGCGCTTGGCTTCCATCCCGCACTCTTTGGCGGCCTTGGCGACTGGTGTGCCTGCCTCGGCCAGTCCCTTCAGCCTGGGCGCGATCTTGTCCCGCTCGGCGCGCAGCTTGTTGCTGTGAGTGGTGGTGAACATCGGCACTTCAGCGCTGACGCCGCTGGCGATCTCCTGCACCGTTTCGGCGCCGAAGAACTGATCCAGCTTCTGGTTCAGGTTCTGGATGATTTCATCCCGCGGGTTGGGCATTGGTACGCCGATCATTTCCGTTCACCTGTCAGCGAGAGTTTGATGCCGTCGGCGCGCGCTTCCAGTACCTGGGCGAAGTTGACTGCCTCTTTCCACGTCCAGCGGAATCCCTTGGTCAAGCCGGTCGAACGCTCGACGATGTGATAGGCGTTGCCCTTGGTTTTGACTTGGTAGCGAATCTCTTGCACGGGCTGCTCCTTGCCGATCATGGCGTAGAACGCGGCGGTGGCGATGCTTGCACGAGCACGCAGGGCGGCAACCCCGTCGACTCGCTGTTGAAGTGATGGATGCATGGCGATTCCTCGGTGGGGTTGCGTGTATTCGTCAGCACTCGGGCCGCCTGCTGGTTGCCGTTGGGCCAGGGGAAAGTGCTGACGGATAAAGGCGGGGTAAAAGAAAGGCCCGTTGGACGTTCGGGCCTTTCACAGATGCAAGGTTTGGGTTCTGGTCTATTTCATGGCGGTCACCCTCAGTTGGAGTGGAGTGGAAAAACTATTCCGATAAGGTGCAATTTGTTTCCGAACCAACTGGATGCAGGGGGCCGCATTGCGCGGTGCAGAATCGTCCGCATCGGGGTGTAATCTGGTCGGGTGAGCTACCGGCAAGCTGACGTGCCTCTGGTGGTCTTACCCGTGAGTGATGGATAGATCACTGATCACGCAAATCGAACCGTCCTCAGGATCGGTCGTCTCGGAGTAATCGATCTGGTTGTACACGCCGCCGTGGAAAGCGAGAGTCTTCGTGTCCCAGGTGTTGTCGAGGCGCATGATCGCGGAAGTAGATTTGACGCCGTTACAGCTCGCCGATACAGAAACGGCACCGGTGGAGTTGGCGTGAATGTTGATCTTGAAGAGTGCGCCGAGCGGCACGTTTTCCAATACCGTCGAGTTGACTGGATCGTCTTGTAGGTAGCTCGACCGGAACCCCAAGGTAATTTTGCCTTTGTTCCAAAACACCTTTACCGGTGGGCGTTCAGAGCCCTGCACATGGATTTGGCCGATCACGACCTTCTGCAACGAATTGACCTTCGTCAGCCGCATTTCTTGACGGCACCAATGGTCTGCGGCACTAGAAAACAGCCAGTAGCCAGGCTCTTTCCATTCGCAGCGAGTCCGATGGACGCTTTTACTGGAGGCGCCAAGGGTGGGCGCCGTCATTTGCAATGATCCGTCAGGAAGCATCGCAATGACGCTTGGGCATTCGATCAATGCTCGCCAGCCGATCAAGTCAAGGGAGATAGGGTTCGTGTCGGAAATTGGAAGCGGGGTGGCGATGATGAAGTTGCTGATGTCCACAGTCATTTTCGATTCCTTATTGCCCGTTGATTTCCCGTCTGGCCCTGTCGCCAAGGCCAGCCAGTGAAATCTGTTTTCCGCCCCATGCTCGGCGCCGCGGTTTCCCCACCTGCCCAGGTCACGCATTTCGTGTTCGGCGTTCTTCCCAGGTGGCTTGCATGGTTTGGCGTACTCCCTTGTAGGGAGCCCGGCCAGTTCCAGAGCTGGCATGGAGATCGAAATTTGTGTTTCGCGCTGTACCCGTTGCCGGGGATCGATCCGCGAAGATTCCTGACTGTTAAAGAGCGGCGGGGCTGGTTGCTTCCCTTCGCTGCGGTTTGTCGCTGCGATGGGTTAAATATGAACCAAAAGTTCACATATGGTCAAGTACCAAAAGTACATATTTATCAGAAAAGTTCACGTCAGCAAAAAAACACCGCCATCTCATCAGGGGATTTACCGGGGTGAAGCGCTTCGATATAGTTTGCAAATACTGGATACATATACAGCTGTAGGAGGTTGGAATGTCCAAGGCAAACAGGCAGTCAAAACCGGAACAAAGAGAAGAAAGAAGCGGGATGGAGCGACTCGGGCTGCGTGTTTCTGAAATGATCAATCACCCCGTCGCGCAGATTCAGCGCTGGGTGACGATTCACCGACTGGACACCGATGGCGATCGGGAGTGGGCGGAGGTGATGGGCTTGCTGTCAGAAACAGACGGCATCGACATGACGTTCAACGACGATGAATCGGTGACGTTGAAGTGGGAGGCGAGCACCGTGGAAGATCGGCCGGTGGAGGTATGCGAGCCAGTCGAGGAGCCAGCGCCATTTTAAAGTGCGCAAAATGGCCTGTCTCAAGGCGGACTACAATGCTGGACAGAGCGGGTTGGGAAGAAAAGAACCTCATCGGCCCATTATCAAGGTAATCAATTGGACTGAAGGTGCCGCTATCAATGATCATGCTTAGAATTTCTAAGCTATTGATTGGTAAGGGCGCCAAGGATGACCGAGTTTATGGGACAGCATTCTAGATTCCACATCGTGTATGACGGGCCAGCGCTGCAGGTGCATCGAATGGATGTGCGTGCTTTAGCGCCAGCTCTGCTTGCTATGGGCGACTTAGTTGAGCGCGCCAATCTGCTTTTGAATGGAGACCAAGTTAAGGTTTCCGTGGACGTGCACGCGTCATTCAAGGCCGGGTCGTTCGGCATTGATATGGAGCTAGCTCAGAGTCTCTGGCAGAAAGTTTTGGACCTTACAAGCGGTCAATCGGTAGTAGGAATTGCCACCATATGCTCTTTGCTGGGATTGTCAGCTCGCGACGGCTTGAAAGGTGTGGTTCAGGTCATAAAATGGCTTCGTGGACGTGGGGTAACACGAATTGAGCCTTTAGAACAGGGGGTGGTTAGGCTGTTCGTTGGCGATGATCACCTGGATACCGAAGAGCGCGTCCTTAAGCTCGTGCAGGACTACAAACTACGCAAGGCCCTAGAGGGTGTAATAACTGATCCATTGGAGAGAGAGGGTATAACTTCAGTCTCTACAGTCGAAAATGATCAGGTGATCATGCATGTTTCGCGATTCGATTCTCCGTACTTCAAAGCCCCGCTGCCGCAGGAAGAAAAGTTGGGGGAGGATACTTATATTGCCAACCTGCAGGTTCTTAACCTTGCTTTCCAAGATGACAACAAATGGCGATTTACCGAAGGCGGAGGCAACGTTTTCTACGCGACAGTTCTGGACTCTGAGTTTTTAAAGCGGGTTCAACTCAATCAGGAGCAGTTCGCGAAGGATGACATTATTCGCGCTTCTGTCCGCCGCATTCAAAGAATAACCAAAGACGGCTTGAGGGCAGACTATGAGGTCCTAAAAATTATGGAGCATCGCAGCGCTACCCCGAAAGTGCAGTTAAAGATGAATTTTGGCCCGGACGGCGAGTGACTAGCTTTATTCTGCCCATCCCAGTCTTGCCGCCTCGCTTCCTGCAATCGGCGTCAAACCAATTGCGCATTCCAGACCAACAAAACGCGAGCCTGAATGTATGTATCTTCCGCTCTGATGGTTTGCGCCGGGTGCCGAGGGTTGTCAGAGAGCATGTTGATCTGCTCATCACCTAGCCACTGCAGCCGCTTGATGTATAGGTGACCTTCCCAAGAGAACATGTAGATCCCATCGCCTGAGAATTCTCGGACGCTGACATCTACCAGCAGCGGGTCGCGGTGCTTAATTGTAGGAGCCATTGATTGGCCCCAACCTGTCACCATCTTCAGGTGAAAGTGTTCTTTGAAATCAACGCCCATCTCGCGCAAATGCTGCGGGCTAACACGCACGTCCTGGAACATCTCGGGATAGTCGTGTGGGATCTGCCCGCCACCCATCGCCGCGCGGACGTCGTAATGCGCGATCCATACCTCGTCACCCATTGCTCCGGGGCGGTAGTAGTCAATCTCAATGGATCCGCCTTCATCCGCCTCAGCAACTGCCAATAGCCGCCGGCGTGCATCTTCAGACAATCCTTTACCTTGCTTGGCCAGCATGTTCCTGACGATATCCGCTGCCGACGGGCTTTGATCGCCAGCATCGTTAGTGCCTGCTTCAGGAAGCTTTGAAAAGCCAGGCTCTTCACCCGCGCCATGCTGCAGCCATTCTATTTTTACGCCCAAGGCATCCGCGATGGCATTCATCTTGGCGGGGCCGGGTAGCGACTCACCATTGAGCCATTTGCTCGAGGCTTTTGGGGTTACCCGAGCGATTTCTGCCAGGCGTGCGCCTGCCCCCCATTGATCTATGCCATGGGCGGATAAGGCCTTTTTGAGGCGAGCTACAAAAGCGGCGCGAATATCTTCTATGTGAACCATTGGTTCAGTATTGCATGTCCTTGCATGTACTTTCAGTTCCGACATAATATGTACCGTAAGTTCATATTTGACTCGGAGGGCTTTATGCGGCCGCTCAAGAAATCGATTGATGATGCTGGCGGCGTTCCTGCCGTGGCCTTGGCCTGCGGAAAAACTCCGAGAGCGATTTATAAGTGGCTCGTTGCTGATGCCTTGCCACGCACCGAGTACACCGGCGAAACCCAGTACGCCAAAAAGATCGCTGAGCTGGCTGCCACGAAGGGCAAGCCGTTCGAGGTTGATTGGCTCCTCGCTGAGGCGCATCCGAAAAAATCTGTCGCCTAGTTCGCTGAGCAAATATTCGCCCAGGCATAGCAAGGGCGCCACGGAAACAAATTTGAGGTTTTACGAATGGAAGATTTCTTGAGGGCTTGCCACACCACCGTCAAGGAAAGCGGGGCAGAGGAGTTGGCGGGAAAGATGTGCATGGCCCACGTGAGCTTGTTGCAGCGTTCGAATCCGGACAACGCGGCACATCACCTGACCATCGAGCACCTGTTTGGTGTGCTGCTGCATACCCAGGACATGCGCCCACTGATCTCTCTGGCGGACAAATTTGGTTTCGACCTAGTAGCTCGCGATAAGCCGGGTGCCAAGCCGCTGATGGTTGCCTTGGGGCATCTGTCTGCTGAGTGCGGCGATGTGGGTCGCCTGATCTTCGACGCCGCTGCGGACAACCACATCAGTCAGCACGAAAAAGCCCAGGGCGAGAAAGCAATCCTAGAAGCGATCGACGCGCTACAGGTTCTGCGCGAGTCACTTAAGGCCGCCTGAATCTCAGGCATAAAAAAACCGCCTGGCAGGGCGGTTCTCTCAACAACTTGTAAAACACAGTGGGGCCATTATGAACATCAACACCGCTCTAGGCAATACCCGCCATGTCGCGACACTTTTCGGTCAGTCGCCAAACGTGTCGCGACACACGATGTCGTCTCGCGAGATCGCCGAGCTCACAGGCAGTACGCACGACAACGTTCTGAAAACCGTCCGGGCCTTGGTTGCCAAGGGTGTCGTTTCTTCAAACGATACCCCCTATATCCACCCTCAGAACGGCCAGGTCTACCGCGAGTTCCTGCTTTCCCAGCGTGACACCCTGGTGGTGGTCTCCGGATACAGCGTCGAACTACGCGCGCGGATCATTGATCGGTGGCAGGAGCTGGAGGCGAGGGCGGATCAATTCCAGATTCCCGCAACCTTTGCCGAGGCGCTGCAAGTGGCCGCTGACCAGGCGAAGGAAAACCAATCCCTTCGCCTGGTGATCCTGGACCAGGAGCCGAAGGTGGCTGCTATCAAACGCTTGGCGTCCGCCGGCGGCGCGATCTGCATCAGTGATGCGGCCAAACAACTCCAGGTTCCACCCTCCAAGCTTTTCCAGTGGCTGGAGAAAAACCGGTGGATCTTCCACCGCGGCGGTTCCAAGCGCTGGACCGCCTATCAACCGCGCATCACCTCCGGCTATCTGGTTCACAAGGTCACCGCGCTGAAGAGCGATCCGGAGACCGGTGAGGACCGTGCTGCCTTTCAAACCCTTGTGACACCCAAAGGCCTGGCCTACCTGGCTGAAAAGAATATCGGAGCCTCGCTGTGAGTGTTCAAGCTATGTCCTGGGCGCTCTCTCTGCCCACTGAAACCCTGAAAGATTCGAGCGCGCGTCACGTGCTGTTGTGCCTTGCCAACTATGCCGGCTCGAATGGTGCTGGCGCCTTTCCTTCTGCCTCGACCCTGGCTCAGGACACCGGCCTTTCCGAGCGCACCGTTCGTTACAAGCTGGACGATTTGGAGAAGTCCGGCCTGATCCAGAAAGGCAATCAGGCCATCGCTGCAGTGCACATCGATCGTCATGACCGCCGCCCAGTTGTTTACGACCTCCAACTATCGCGGGGTGCAAATCCTGCACCCCGTACAAAACGGGGTGCAGATGATGCAACGGGGTGCAACTCACGACAGAACGGGGTGCAGTCTGGAACGGAACGGGGTGCAGCGGCTGCACCCAATACATCAATTAACCATCAAGGAACCGAAGAGCAGCAGCAGCGCGAGTTGGATGATGAAATTTCTCGGCAGGACCAGGCCGCCATCGAGTCGCTGGATGATCGTCAACGCTTTGCCATGTTTGCCACTTGGGAGCCGAGCGAGAAGGCACTGGCCGATCAACTCATGATCGCCCGGCTGCCCGCTGAATCGGTGACCGATGAATTGTTCTCTGACTTCAAGGGCTTTTTCGTTGCCAAGCCTGCGACCGTCGACAGCCAGTCCGGCTGGTGCTTTCGATTGGTCAAGTGGGTCAAGCGCGAACAGGTGAGGGCGGCCGGGGCTGCATCAACTGCCGATTCGGACGAGTTCGATGATGACGACACCCAGTGGATGAAAGGAGCTTCGAAATGAGATCTGTCTCCAGCGTTGCTGCTCGAGCGATGACACAGGTACACCACGGCGAATTCGTCGAGGCGAACAGTGAAGTCGCTGTCCAGGACCGGCAGGACCAGGAACGTGAAACGGGCAAAGTTATCAACCAACTGTTTCGCCAGTTGCGGTCGATCCGCACGGCATGGCGCCAGGCATGGCCGGACAAGAAGTCTTACATGGAGTCGAAAACCACGTGGTTGAAGGCGTTCATCGAAAACGGAATCTGCACCCAGGAGCAGATCGATATTGGCCTGATCCGGTGCCGTGCCGAGCCTTCCGACTTCATCCCGAGTGTGGGCAAGTTCATCCAAGGTTGCGTGCCTGCACCAGAGATGCTCAATCCTCCACTTCCGAGTGTGGAAGCAGCCTACAAGCAAGCACTGCGCAACTGCCACCCGACCATGCATATCGTTGCAAAGTGGTATCACCCGGCCGTTTACCACGCCACGGCCGCTGCCGGGTTCAACAGCCTGCCGCTGCTCAGCCGTGAGCTGGGCCTGATCAGCTTCGAGATGCGCTACCTGGAACAGGTCCGCAAAGTCTGGATGGGTGAGAAGTTGGGCCCAGTACCTGTTGCCGAGCTCGCCGCGCCTTCGACGCGCACGCCAGAAGTTGGCAATCAGGCGCTGGTCGAGTTGCGGGCCATGCGTTCGCGAGGTGGTGCCCGTGCCTAATCCACATCTCGTGACCACGGACCCTGCTGATTACCGTTTCGCCGTGCACTGCTGCAGCTACAAGTGGGAGCTCACCGACAAGCCCGATCGCGCCGTGGCGTTGTTCGAGCACTCGTCGGCCGCATTGAAGTTCGGCCAAGTGATGTGGCCATCCACCTACGAAGTAATCGATCGAACCACGGGGGAGCGGGTATGCGCGTGACCTCGAAGAAACTCCGCGCCTCGGCCAACGGCCAGGAGTGCACTGTCCGTCTGCCGGGCGTCTGCAACTTCAATCCAGCTACCACCGTGCTCGCGCATCTACCGTGCGGGCAGAAGGGCATGGGCATGAAGGGCTTCGACACCGTGGCGGTGTTTGCCTGCAGCGCCTGCCATGACGTCATCGACGGCCGCGCTGCCGGCGACGTGGATTGGTCGGACATGCCGCGGGCTATCGCTGAAACACATGAGGCCCTGATCGGGGCCGGAATCCTGACCGTAAAGGGGGCAGCATGATCGACCCAATGACCTTTCTCGTTTTGCTGTTGCTTGCCAGTTGGGGGTTGCGTGAACTGTGCGGCCTGATTGATCGCCGGCAGCGGAAAGCGCGGGGTGACCGCCGATGAAGCCACTCGTACTGAAGCCGTTCGGAACAAAGCCGATGCGCAAGAAGATCATCGACCGCGAAGGCCAGGAGCAGGCCGCGCTGCTGTCCGAGATCGAGGTGCGTTATCCACAGGTGTTTGAGCTGATTTACCACGTCCCAAACGGTGGGCACCGTCACAAACTGGTTGCCATGAAGTTGAGACAGCAGGGGGTGAAGGCAGGCATTCCTGACCTGGTGCTGCCGATGGCACGCGGCGGGTTCTTCGGTCTGTACATCGAATTCAAGGCGACGGTTGAGCCGGCCCCGGTTTCTTCCAGCCAAGCGGCCTGCATTCGTCGACTGAATGAGCAGGGCTACCTTGCCGTGGTCTGCCGTGGACACTTCGATGCGATGGAGCAGATCCGCGCTTATCTTCGGCTCGCTCCTACAGTGGTGGCTGCATGAATCATCAATTCAAGGCTGGTGACCTAGCGCTGATCGTAGGGTCGTCCTGCACCGAGAACATTGGCAAAACTGTCCGACTGGTTGAGTTTGTGCCAGTTGGCGGCGTCCCGCGTGTGAATGGCGAGGCTTATACCCCACGACTGCATCCGACTTGGGTTGTTGAATCGCCAGACGGGGCGCCATCACTCATCGTGCCCAGAGCTTCGACTGGTCGCTTGGAAAACGTAGCGGTTGGCGCTTGCCGTGAGTCATGGCTGATGCCCCTGCGTGGCGACTTCGCTCCTACAGAGCGGAAGTCGAAGGCGGTATCAGCATGACCAGTGCCGCTGTGAAGATGTCCGATGCCGAGATCAAGCGGCAGGCTGCCGGCGATGTTCGGGATCTGCGCGACATCGAGAACCGTGGCCTGTACCTGCGCTTCACCCGGGCTCGCAAACGGGCGTCCTGGTACTTGGTGGTGAAGGGTGAGTGGAAGCGAATAGGCGCCTTCCCTGACCTCAACACCAAGCAGGTGGTCGCGGCGCTGCCGGGCATCCGCTTGCGCCTTGAGGCTGGCGCTGGCGCAAACCTGTCGAAGTGGATCACCACCGGTGAGCTGCTGACCTGGTACGCCGAACGCATGGCCCGCGATCGTAACCTGTCCAGCAAGCGCAAGAAGACTGGTGCATCGCTGATTAAGTGCCACTTGATTCCGTGCTTGGGCACAGTGCCGATCGCCGACATCATCAAGGCGACCCTGGACTACAAGTTCATGTGGCCGCTGCAGGAAAAGATCAGCCTTGACTACGTGCGGTCGGCATTCCAGCTGCTGGCCCTGGCGTTTCGTCAGGCGTTCAAGCTGGGTCATATCTCATCCAATCCGATGGCGGCGATCAAGTTCCACGACTTCTCCAAGGCCAAGGTGTGGGTGAAGCCGTCTCGTCTGCGTGGCGTGCAGTTGCAGGGTCTGCTGGAGCAGTTGGTCGCCGTCATGGTGTCTGCGCCATTGGATGCCATGCTCGCGTTGATGATGCTTTGCCACGGCACGCGCATCGGCGAAACCCGGCAGGCACGTTGGTCACACATCAGCCTGGCTGAACGTGAGTGGTTCATTCCCGCTGAGCACACCAAGACCGGTGTCGAGCATCACCTGCCGCTGACCGAGCAGGTGTGTGCACTGCTGGTTCGGTACCGCGAGGGTCAGTACGCCCGAGGCTACGACGGCCAGTTCCTGTTCCCAGCGCGCAATGGCAAGGCCCTCAGTGAAGGTCAGGCCAGTGCCGTGTTCACCCGGTTGGGGCAGGGCGAGTGGACCAGCCATGACCTGCGCAAAGTAGCCCGGACCGGTTGGGCAGACATCGGCATCGACCACCTGATCGGTGAGCTACTGATCAACCACGCCATGGGTCACAACGTGAAGGTGTACATCCAATCGGACGTGATGGGTCGCAAGCGTGATGCCTTGCAACAGTGGCACGACCATCTAGACCAGAAGGGTTTTGCCCTGATTCACGGATTGACCGGCTTTAGATTCGGAGATTCCGGTAATTCGCTGGAAGCCGCAGAACATAAGGCCTGCGAGGCCATTCAAGAATCAACCATAGGCGAGGTTTAAAAATGATGAAAAAGCAGCATGGACCCGCCTTCCGCCGGGAGTTGAAGTTCATCGTTGAGTGCAACATCTGCCGAGGCACCGGAATTTTCACCGGTGTCTTCCACCAGATGACCTGCGAAAACTGTCACGCCTCGGGCTGGGTGTGCGGCCATACCCTGCAGACCTTGCCGCTTATCGATGTCGTGCAGGTGCTCAACACAAGGCTGCGGGAAGCCTTTGAGGAAATTGCCAAGGCGCGTCAGGTCATCGGCGGTGCCCACGAACAATACGAACGGAACAACCGCCGCGGCGCCGGCGGATCGAACTTCACAGGGGATTGAGACATGGGCATCTATAAAGACGTGATGGGCACCCTGGTACGGGTACTGGCCGCCGACAACATCGACAACAGCACCAAGCAGTCATGGCAGAAGCTGATCGATGCCGATCTTCGACAGGGCGGTACCGGCAGCTCCATCTCCGTGCGCGACAAGTTCGATTACGACTGCTGCCTTTATGCACTGTTGCACCGCAACCTCGGTGCCGCCCATTGGGATGTGCTGGTCGCGAAATATTCGACCCACAAGGCCAACAAGGTCGGGGCTATTGGCCGCCTGGCCAGTCGCATTGCATCACCAGCCCCGGAGCTCTTCATATATAAGGCGCTCACCGCGTGGGCTATCCCACAACTCAAGGGCCTTCAGACGGGCAAGCGCTCAACCGACATGATCGTGCTGCCGGCTGAGTTCTACGATATGAACGCTTGGGATCCAGATGCCAACCCAGAGCGCACTCGCTACCGCTGGAGAGACGGCATCAAGAAGCGTTTGGAGACGCTGGAAGAGGCGGCGGTTATACATGCCACCGAGATATTCGACCTCGAGGAAATCTTTGTCGATGCCGCTTGACCAAGTGGCAGAATGGCCGTAAATTCATCCCATAATGTCGATCTTGCGCGTTATGAGAGACGACACATAAAGCCCAGCCACTCGCTGGGCTTTTTGCTATCTGCCCCAAAAGCCTCGCCATCGTGCGGGGCTTTGTCGTTTTCGGCCCCACCACACCCATTGCTCCGAGCTGGGAGTGCTGCTGGAGCCGGATTTAACTCGCTCCCCGAGAGGGAGGACGCTGGATGCCACATATGCCAGATAAACCGGACACCTGGCTGATCGTCATGGCCTGGCTCAGTCAGCATGCCCCGATGTTTTACGCAGCAACCCTATCGTGCTGGATTGCTTTCTTGCGGGTCATCTATGGCGGCGGTGACCGGCGACAAGCCCTGTTGGAGTCGTGCCTTTGTGGTGCGATCACTGCCGGGGCATTCCCTCTGCTCGAATACTTCAATCTGCCTTCAAGCCTTGCCGCAGCCATGGGCGCCATCATCGGCACCATGGGCGTGAAGAAGGTTGCATCGTTGGCTGAGCGATTCACTGACTTGAAATTGCCCAAGCGGCAGGAGTAACCGATGCAACTGATCGACAACTGGAAACAAGCGCTGAGCATGTCCAGCGTGCAGGCAGGCGGCGCGATCGCTGCTCTGGGCGTGGCTGAGCAGATGATGCCTTCCCTTCAAGCTGTGCTGCCGCCGATTGCCTATGGCGTGTTGGGCCTGTTGGTGATGGTTGCACGTGTGATCCTTCAGCCGAAGCTGAGTGAGTAGGAGTCGGGTGATGGCTCAGCTTCGGGGGGTGGGAACCCATCAGATTCCCTTGGTTATATATTTATATATAGATCACTCACCACTCACCACTTACCGTTACAGTTGGAAGTGCCGATTGGGTTACCGTACCAAGCTTCGGTAACTTTAGTTCCGGCAGGTATGTAAACAAAATTGGCTTTTCCGAGTTTGTTGTTGAGCTGAGGGATTAGCTCTGATTTTGAATTGCTAAGTTTTACATGGATGTCTTGTGCGCAATTGTAGTTAATTAAAGTCCAGGTTCGGTTGTTCCAGTGTTGTATTACAAGTGATTGATATGCATTGCCTAAATCGCTCGGCTTGTAGTCGCCCTGATGTCTCCAAACTATGCTTGAGCTGATAGCTGAACTGCACCCAATTGTTATGCGGCTCTGTTCGGGTGATATTTTGTACGGCTCTAGTTTTGGCGGTATACTGCCGTTTGCCTTTGTTATGAGTACTACAACCCAGCCAGCGGAAGTAGGGGCGCCGATATAACCGAGTTCGACATTGTTTCCGCCATTTTCACAGGAATCAGTGAGAGTTATTGTCGGATTGAAATTTTCGGAAGTCTGATTTTCCTCTCGGACGGGTAAGGCGGCATTTGCTGTGGAGAACATTGCACTAGTGATTAACGCTGGGACTATGTACTTCATCTGACTATGCTCCTTGTGATCGCTTCACGATTAAGTATGCTGGGACTGGGCGTAGAGCGGCGATTTCGGTAGCTACCATTGCACGGTGTGCAATGCATGGACGTTAGCTTATTTTTAGCTGTGGGGGCGTTGTTAGAGTGGCAGTGAGTATTTTTTACTGTGCTGAAATAGCAAAACGGATTGACATTCCTAGCCAGTAAAAAAGGGGAAAATCGCGATCCAGTGACATTGCACAGTTGCAAGGATGGGTTTTGATGGCATGTTCAGGATTCGCTACCCGGCGCGAGTGGCTAACGAGTGGAGTGAAGTTGCATATGATCGGGCAAGCAATCTCCTATCTCGCTGGGATACTAAGCGAACAGAAGAAGCAGACAGCGATCCTCGAGCGGATGGCAGAGCAACATAGCCTGCTGATCCAGGCGATGGCCGAGGATGCACCTGAAGAGCCCGATGCGCAGCCTCTCACCTACATGGATGGCAAACCATGCCGATGAGGCCGCAGAAACCATGCAACGCCCAAGGTTGCAACGTGCTGACCCGCAACCCTCGCTACTGTGATGATCATGCTCACCTACTGAAGAGCACGGCCCGGGCCAAGCCTCGGGAGAGCAGCACCAAGCGACACTACAACTACAAGTGGCAGCAGGCACGGGCTGGCTTCCTCGCGAAGCATCCGCTCTGTCATCATTGCTCGGCGCGTGGGTTGGTGGTTGTGGCCACCGATGTCGACCACATAATCCCTCACAAGAGCGACATGGTCCTGTTCTGGGAGAAGACCAACTGGCAGAGCCTATGCGGACCGTGCCACTCGGCTAAGACGGCCGCCGAAGACGGTGGATTCGGAAATGCGAGGCGCTGAAAGCAGAAAAACCCCGAAAAAACAGTGAAATTCGACCAAATGAGAGCGATTCCCGCTCACGAGGAGGGGGAGGGTCGAAAGTCTGGGGCTTTTGGCTTCTAGACCGCGCCCTCAGGTCTTCTTGCTCGACCGCGAAATTAAAAAATCAGGAGTTGCGCGATGGGGGGCACCGCCACGGTCGCCGGCCGTGGTCGCAAACCCAAGCCGACGGCCCAGAAAAAACTTGCTGGAAACCCCGGCAAGCGGGCCTTGAATGAGGCCGAACCACAATTTTCTACGGTCACAAATATCGATCCGCCCGAGTGGCTGAGCGAACGCGCCGCCACCATGTGGAGGATGCTGATACCAGAATTATTGCGCGAGCATGTTGTTGCGCTTACCGATCTGCACAACGTCGAAGCGTTCTGCACTGCCTATGACAAGTGGCGGATGGCCGAAGAGGCGGTCCAGAAGTTCGGGATCGTCGTTGAGTCCTCCCAGGGCAGCCCCATGAAGAACCCGGCATTGACCGCCGCGAACGAATCGATGCGGCAACTGGTGACGTTCGGTTCATTGCTTGGTCTGGATCCGTCCAGTCGAAGCCGAATCATCGGCGGCAACAAGCAAACCTCAACCAACGAATTCGCCAAACTACTGAGTTCCTGATGACCAAAGCCACTTATGCCAATGTCGATAAGGCGATGGCGTGGGCTCGGTCTGTTTTGCGCGGCAAGGTGCCGGCGTGCCGCTACATCCACCAGGCGATTCAACGACACTTTGACGACTTGGCCGCCAGCCGTAAGCGCGGGTTTCGCTTCAAGTTCGATCCGGCCAAGGCCGAAAAAAAGCTCAAGCTGATGCAGCTGCTCCCGCACACGAAAGGGGAGTGGGCATTCAAGCGTCAGCTCATCACCTTGGAACCTTGGCAGTTGTTTGGCTTGGCCGTCACCTTTGGCTGGGTCAAGAAGAAGGGCGGCCACCGCCGTTTCCGCGAAAGCTACTGGGAGGTCCCGCGTAAGAATGGGAAGTCGGTTGTTGCCGGTGGCGTAGGCATCAGCATGTTCGTTGCGGACGGTGAGTTCGGCGCCGAGGTGTATGCCGGCGCGACCACTGAGAAACAGGCATGGGAAGTTTTCCGCCCGGCCAAGTTGATGGTGAGCAAGTCGCCCATGCTCGTGGAGGCCGCAGGGATTGAGGTCAATGCCTCGAACATGAACATTCCCTCCGACTTCAGCCGCTTCGAGCCACTGATCGGCAACCCCGGTGATGGTGCGTCTCCCAGCTGTGCGATCGTCGACGAATACCACGAACACCCGACATCGGCCCAGTACGACACGATGCTGACCGGCATGGGCGCTCGTCGCCAGCCGCTGATGTTCATCATCACCACCGCCGGCGCCGACATCGAGGGTCCTTGCTACGACAAGCGCCGCCAGGTGATCGAGATGCTGGAGGGCACGGTGCCCGACGAGGAATTGTTCGGCTGGATCTGGACACTCGATGAAGGTGACGACTGGACGGATCCGAAGATGTTGGCCAAGGCCAATCCGAACCATGGGGTCTCAGTCTTCCAGGAGTACTTGGAGAGCCAGCAGGCCCGAGCAATTCGCTCTGCACGGTTCACCAACACCTTCAAGACAAAGCATTTGAATCTGTGGGTGAGCGCCAAGGCTGGCTTCTACAACATGGAAAGCTGGAAGGCCTGCGAGGACTCCACGCTGACCCTCGAACAGTTCGAAGGCCAAGAATGGAATGCGGGCTTTGACTTGGCCCGCAAGCTCGACATGAACTCAAGGTCTCGTCTGTTCTGGCGTGAGATCGACGGAAAGATCCATTACTACAGCGTGGCCCCCAAGTTTTGGGTGCCATTCGACACCGCCTTCAACACCGACAATAAGCGCATGGCTGATCGGTACCAGGCCTGGATTCACTCCAAACACCTGGAAGTAACTGATGGGGCCGAGATCGATTACCGCGAGATCCTCGAAGACACCAAGGAAGTGAATCATCACGCCCCTGTGCGCGAGTGTCCGATTGACCCTCACGGCGCAACCGGTCTCAGTCATGACCTGGATGACCAAGGGTTCAACCCCATTACGATCACCCAAAATTACACCAACATGTCGGACCCAATGAAGGAGCTCGAAGCTGCCATTGAGGCTGGCCGGTTCCATCATGACGGAAACCCAATCATGACCTGGTGTATCGGCAACGTGATAGGCAAGAACCTGCCAGGGAACGATGACGTGGTGCGTCCAATTAAGCAGGGCGATGACAACAAGATTGACGGCGCTGTTGCGCTGATTATGGCGATAGGCCGAGTCCTGGCGAATGCTGAGGTGCAAGGTTCTGTTGACGACTTTCTATCCAGACCGATGAGCATGTAATGGCAGACACCGACTACAGCATTGACCTGCGCACCCGCAGCCCCTTCTGGGCGCGCATGGCGAGCTTTTTCGTCGGCGGCCGGCTCGTCACTCCGGAGAAGGGATCACAGACCGGGCCGGTGTCGGCATCCGGAGTGGTTGGTGACTCTGTTGTCAATGACGAGCGCTCGCTACAGATATCCACGGTTTTCGCCTGCGTACGCTTGATCTCGAGCGTTACGGCCTGCATGCCCTTGGACGTCTTTGAGACCAAGGGGGATGACCGCGAGAAGGTTGGGCTGGACAATCCGTTAGCGCGCCTTCTGCGATACAGCCCCAACCAATACATGACCGCGTTCGACTTCCGCGTTTCGATGACCATGCAGCTTTGCTACTACGGCAACGCCTACGCCTTGATCGAGCGTAACAGTGTCGGCGACGTGATCAGCCTCGTTCCCCTTATGTCGGTCAACATGGATGTCCGGCTCGAAGGGAAGCGAGTTGTCTACCGGTACCGCCGGGACAATGAGTACGCCGACTTCAAGCAGAGTGAAATCTTCCACCTCAAGGGATTCGGTTTCAACGGCCTGGTAGGCCTTTCGCCGATCGCTTTTGCAGCCAAGACGGCCGGCGTCGCAGTGGCGATGGAGGATCAGCAGCGCGACTTCTATGCCAATGGTGCGAAGTCACCGCAGTTGCTGATGACCGGTGAAGGAAAGGTTCTCAACAAAGAGCAGCGCGCCCAGGTTGAGGAAAACTTCAAAGAGATATCTGGCGGACCGGTCAAAAAGCGCCTTTGGATTCTTGAAGGCGGGTTCACCACTCAAGCCATCGGTGTAAGCCCGCAAGACGCGGAAACCATGGCGGCTCGAAAGTTTCAGGTCAGCGAGCTGGCTCGTTTCTTCGGTGTGCCGCCACATTTGGTGGGAGATGTTGAGAAATCCACCAGCTGGGGTTCCGGGATTGAGCAGCAGAACCTTGGATTTCTTCAGTACAGCCTGGATGCGTACTTAGAGATTTGGGAAGGCTGCATCCTGCGATGGTTGGTTAAACCTGCTGATCTGGGACGTATCCACGCCGAGCACAATCGCGACGGGCTCCTGAGCGGGGACTCTACGGCACGAGCAAATTACATGAAAACCCTTGTCGACACGGGCCTGCTCACAATCAATGAAGGGCGCCGTGTGAATAACAGGCCACCGGTTGATGGTGGCGATGTAGCCACTCGGCAGTCACAGAATATTCCGCTCACACAACTCGGCCAAACGAACCCCGCCCCCAGCGGGGTTTAGTTTTTCTGGAGCTACCCAATGTCCAATATTCAAAAGACCTTGGCCTTTGATCAGGTCGAGATCAAGTTCGATTCGTCTGGAAAAACGGGGACGTTCGAAGGTTACGCGAGCGTCTTCGGCGTTGTCGACAGTGACGGCGACATCATCATGCCTGGCGCATTCAAGAAAGCGCTCTCGAGCCAGAGCCGTCAGGTTGGAATGTTTTTCAACCATCGAACCTGGGAGTTGCCGGTGGGCAAGTGGCTGTCCCTCGAAGAGGACAGCAAAGGGTTGCTCACGCGCGGCGAGTTGACTCCAGGGCTATCGGTTTCCACCGATCTGCGCGCAGCCATGGAGCACAAGACAGTCGAAGGCATGTCCGTCGGATTCACCGTCCTGAAAGACGACTTCGACCTGATCGGCACTGGGCGCGCGTTCAAAAATGTGCAGGCGCTTCGTGAGATCAGCATCTGCACCTTCCCTGCCAATGAGCAGGCGACTGTCGAGTCCATGAAGAGCCTGGATTCGATCACCACCATTCGCGACGTAGAGCACTGGCTGAGGGATTCGGCTGGTCTTTCAAAATCGCAAGCCTTGGGCTTTATCGCCCGAATCAAGTCCGCAGTTCGGAGCGATTCCGAAGGTGGCGAAATCACCGCGATTCTTAATCGCCTCAAAACCTTCCCAACTGTAGGAATCTGAACTATGTCCGAATTGGCCCAGATCCAAAAGGCAATCGAAGACGCGCAAACGAACATGACCCAACTGTTCGAGGCGCAGAAGAAGGAAATCACCGAGACCGGTGCAATCAGCAAAAAGCTGCAAACCGATCTCCAAACCGTTCAGGAAGAGTTGACCAAGTCTGGCACTCGACTGTTCGACCTTGAGCAGAAGATGTCCAGCGGCAATCTGGATAATCCGGAAACCAAAAAATCTTTCGCCGAACAGACCGCGCTGGACCTGCAGAAGTCCTGGGATGGCAAGTCGTCGGGTAAGGTCGACGTAAAAAGCTTCAACAAACAGCTCGGCAGTGGCGCGGGTTCTGCCGGCGCCTTGATCGAGCCGCAGCGCAATGCCGGGATCTTGATGCCCGGTCTGCGCCGCCTGACCATCCGTGACCTGTTGGCCCAAGGCCGCATCAGCTCGAACTCGCTGGAATATGTTCGCGAGAACATTTTCACCAACAGTGCTGCGCCGGTTGCAGAAGGCACGCTCAAGCCTGAATCCAACCTGACCTTCACCAAGGAAACGGCGAACGTCAAAACCATTGCCCACTGGATCCAGGCCTCCCGCCAGGTCATGGACGATGCGCCGATGCTCGAGTCCTACGTGAACAACCGCCTGCTGTTTGGCCTGGCCCTGGTTGAAGAAGGTCAGTTGCTCAACGGCGATGGCACCGGTGACAACCTGACCGGCTTGAACAAGGTCGCCACCGCGTATGACGCGACCCTCAACGTCACCGGCGACACTCGTGCAGACAAAATTGCTCACGCGATTTTCCAGACCAGCGAGTCTGAGTTTGAAGCCTCCGGCATCATTCTCAACCCTCGCGACTGGCACGCGATCGCATTGCTGAAAGATGCGGACGGCCGTTACATCTTCGGTGGCCCGGCTGCCTTCGCTGCGAAGGTCATGTGGGGCTTGCCGGTCGTAGCGACCAAGGCCCAAGCCCTGGGCACCTTCACCGTCGGTGGCTTCGACCTGGCATCTCAGGTGTGGGATCGCATGGATGCAACTGTTGAGGTCAGCCGCGAAGACCGTGACAACTTCGTCAAGAACATGCTGACCATTCTCTGTGAAGAGCGTTTGGCCCTGGCTCACTACCGGCCAACCGCGATCATCACCGGTCCTTTTGCCACCGCACCGTAACCGAGGCCGGGGCAGGTAACTGCCCCGTTTGCGCCATGATCAAGATTCGCGCGTTGCGCCAGTTTTCCCATTATCACGCTGGCAACTTCAGCCAGTTCGAGGTCCGTGAAGTCAGGGACGAATATGCCGTGGCGTTGATCGGATTGGATTTGGCAGAAGAGGTTGAGGCCGATCCAATCCTGGAGCCAGAGCCAGAGCCAGAGCCAGAGCCAGAGCCAGAGCCAGAGCCAGAGCCAGAGCCAGAGCCAGAGCCAGAGCCAGAAACCACCACCGAAATTCCCAAAAAGACAGGCAGCAAAAAATGAGCATCCCCGTCACCGATCTACTGCCGATCACTTTGATGCGCAAGCATCTGCGCGTCGACCATGAAGACGATGACGACCTGATCGAGCTCTACGCTGAGTCCGCCCTGGCTTGGGCGCTGTGGTATTGCGACAACCCAGCACTCAAGTTGGTGGCTGACTTCCCCGCGTCCTTTAAGGCAGCGCTGTTGCTGCTTCTGGGGCACTCGTACGCGACTCGTGAAGCTGTCGTGATCGGCACCATCACCGCCGAGCTGCCCTTGGCCGTTGATTCGCTCCTTTGGGCATCCAGGAACTGGCGCGGTGTGACTGACCCTGAGGTGATTCCATGAGAGCGGGAGACCTGCGTCATAGAGTTGAGCTGCAGCGTCCGGTTTTTTCTCAGGATCCAGTAACTGGCGAGATGACTCCAGCCTGGGTTGAAGTCGCCAAAATTTATGCAGGTGTTGAGCCTCTATCCGCACGCGACTTTATTGCAGCATCGGCCACTCAGTCGAAGATATCGGTACGGGTCATCATTAGGCATCGGCCTGGCGTCGACTCGACCATGCGAATTCTGCACCGCAGCAAGATCTACAACATTGAAGGGGTGTTGACCGACTCCAAAAGCGGGCTTGAATATCTAACGCTGCCATGCAGTGAAGGGGTCAATGATGGCTGATTTGATCAAGTTCGAAATCAGCGGCCTCGACTCACTGCTGGGAAAGTTTGACGCTATCAGCTACGACACCAAGCGAAAGGGTGGTCGTGCCGCGTTGAGGCGTGCCGCGCAGCTGGTAGCGGAGGCTGCTCGACAAAACGCATTGAGTCTCAACGATCCCCAGACTTCGACTGAAATCGCGAAGAACATAGCTCTGCGCTGGAACAATCGCTTATTCAAACAGAGTGGTGACCTTGGGTTCCGTGTCGGGGTATTGGGCGGAGCCAAGCAAAAGAGCAATTACCATACTCGGCGTGGGCGCGCGGGTGGTACCTACGAAGTCGGCGGTGATTCCGGCAACCCAGGCGGGGACACCTTTTATTGGCGGTTCTTGGAGTTCGGTACCGCCAAGATGCCTGCGCAGCCCTTCATGCGCAATGCACTAGCTGACAACGTTGAGGCGGCCACGGCGATGTTTATCTCTGAGTATGATAAAGCCCTTGATCGCGCTATCAAGCGTGCCACCAAGAAGGCCATCCAATGAAATACCCACCGATTTTTCAGGTCGCCACGGGTGATCCTGCGGTGACCGCGTTGCTCGGTACAAACCCGACGCGGCTGTATCTCTTCGGTCTGGCGCCGGATAACCCAGCCGGAACGTATTGCGTCTGGCAGGTAATTAACGGCAATCCAGACAACTACCTGGCCGGCCGACCAGATGTTGAGAGTCATGAACTGCAGGTTGATGTGTATGCCGCGACAGCCTCGGAGGCTCGCGCGGCTGGACAGGCATTGGAATACGCCATCGAACTATCCGCATCCATATCCAGCTACAACGGCGAGAACAAGGACCCTGAAACCGGTCGATATCGGTACAGCTTCAGCGTGAACTGGATCGTCCGCCGCTAACCCCTACACAGAAACCTGCCCGCCATGTGCGGGTTTTTTTTCGTCCGCAGGAGACACCTATGTCCATTCTCACCCAGGGCACGCAGGTCTATGCCCTTGTACCACCGTTGACCGGCACCGGCCCACAGACAGTCATGGAAGTGGAATGCGCCACCAGCTTTGACCCGGGCGGTGCGCCGGCAGACCAGATCGAAGACACCTGCCTCAGCGCGAAAGAGCGCAGTTATAAAAAGGGTCTGCGCACTCCGGGCCAAGCATCCCTCGGCCTGAATGCCGATCCGAACAACGCCAGTCACATTCGCCTGCATCAGCTTTCTGAAGCTGATGGTGAAACCACTGTGAAGTGGGCGGTGGGCTGGGCTGACGGTGTTGAGCCGCCCACGCTGGATACCGGTGGCGACGACTTCGAGTTGCCGGCCACGCGCACCTGGTTCGTGTTCGAGGGCTATGTCTCCGACTTTCCGTTCTCGTTCGCGGCCAACACCGTGGTGACCACCACCGCAACCATTCAACGTTCGGGCGGATCCGCCTGGATCAAGAAAACCACGTAAGGGCGACCCATGAACCTGAGTGAATTGAAAGCTGCCGGCGGCATCGTCGGCGGCGCCATGGTGAAGAAAGCCGTTGTCTGGAACCACAAGGACAGCAAGGGTAAGCCGATCGAGAACAAGTTTTTCATCCATGTCATGCCGCAATCGTTCGGCATGATCGAGCAGTTGTTTTCCTCTACCGAGTCGGAACAAAGCCGCAACGCCAAGTACATCGCGACCTGCGTGACGCTTGGCCCGAAAGGGGAGGAGGCTATCTCCTACGAGGATGCCTACCGTCTTGAGCCAAGCCTTGGCTGGGCGCTTCTCGGTGCCGTTCACGAGGTGAACAACACCGGAGCCAACCGCGCAAAAAACTGACAGCCGCCGATGAGTTTTGGCACGAACTGGTGTTGAACGGAGTCGGCGGGCGAACAGTGGCAGAGGCCAAGGCGAGCATCAGCTATTCGGAAGCGATGGCCTGGGTGGCTTATCGAAACAAAAACGGCTCATTCAACCTGGCGTCCCGTGCTGAACAGATGGGCGCGATCGTTGCGCTACAGGTTCATCGAATGGGAGGAGGCAAAGCGGAGTTGATCGACTTCATGCCGCATCAGGAAAAAGCAGGTGTCTCCCTCGAAACGGCAATGGCCGAATGGGTTTGACCCGGTTCACAACAGGAAATAACCCATGGCTACCCGATCTCTTGGCACCCTGACGCTGGATCTGATCGCCCGCATCGGCGGGTTCGAGCAGGGCATGGATAAGGCCGGCCGCATTACTGAAAAGCGCATGAAGGAAATGCAGGCCCGTGCGGAGGAAGCGGGCAAGAAGATTGGCGGCGCCCTGGCCACCGTCGTCACGGCAACGCTCGGTGTCGGTACCGCGTCACTGGTGATGTTGAAGAACACCGCCGCGGCAACCACCGAGACGGATCGCTGGGCAAAGTCCCTCGGAATTGGCACCACTGTTCTCCAGCAATGGCAGTATGCAGCGGAGCGTGCCGGTCTGAGTGGCGACAAGATGGCTGATATCTTCAAGGATATCGGGGACAAGATCGGTGACGCAGTCATTACTGGTGGCGGCGAAGCGATTGACGGGCTGAACAAGCTCGGCCTGTCGGCTGAAAATCTTGCGGCACTGTCGCCGGACAAGCAGCTGTTGGCTATTGCCGATGGCCTCAAGTCCGTGTCGACCCAGTCCGAGAAGATCAACATTCTCGAAAGCCTGGGCAACGACCTGTCGCGAATGCTGCCGTTACTCGATCAGGGCGGTGAAAGCCTGCGGAAGTATCTCGCGCAAGCCAAGGATTTTGGCATTGCCATGGATCCGCAGCAGATCGCCAACCTTGTGCGGGCGAACGAGATCATTCAAGACCTACAGGCCCAGGCGCAGGGATTGCGCAACGAGTTTGTCTCGGGCCTCGCCAATGTCGATATGAGCCCGCTGCAGAACTCGCTCGACGGCTTGCGCGACATCGTCAAGGATCCAGGCTTTCAGCAGGGCATGGCTGACCTCGCGGCGCTGGTTGTGAAATTGACCGGCGCGGCGGCGAGCGGGCTGGCCCAGCTGCCGAACGACCTTCGTTCAATGATGACCGACCTCGAGCAGGTCACCTCCTTTTTTTCTCGCGATAAGAAGAAGCAGCATTTGGCGGGTGTCGCCACTGAGGAAAACACTAATCGCTCTTTGGATGCGTACAACAAAGCCGAAGGCGGGCTGAACAAGTTCGCCACGAACCCGACGCTGTTTGTGGGTGACCTTTTTGGCCAGGATCTTCAGGCTGCAAAGAAGGCATCGGACGATCGTCTTGCCAGTTACAAGGCATACACCGAATTGCGCGGCTGGGGTGACCAGAAGCTTGTCGAGGGGAATAAACAGGTCGAGCAGCAGGAGCAGAAAGTTGCAGCTGCTCGCACCGGGAACAACGTCGCGACGCAGAAGTTGCTGAACTCCTATGACCGGCTCAACAAACTTGAGCAGGATCGCGCCGCCCTGGTGGCCGCCATGGCTAAGGATCCGGACAACGCTGACCGCTACGCGCGTGCAATCGCTGCAATCGACAAACAGGTAGCGCAGCTAAACGGCACGACCAAGTCAGCGACGGACGCTCAAAACAAGCTCAAAGAGCAGTTAAAACAGGCCGCCACCGCTTTCGACCAGCTTCGGCAAACCTTTGATCCGGTCGGTGCCGCGGCCAGTGAATTCGCCAAGCAGACAGCTCAAATTGACCTGTTGCTGAAGAATGGAAAAATCACGAAGCAGCAGTACGGGCAGTCCACGGCGTGGCTCGCCAGCCAGTTCAACGAAGCGGTCAACTCCGCGAATGGCCTCTCGCAGGCGCTTCAATACCAGATGGACCTTGAGCGGCAGCTGAACAATCAGCGGGCGCAGTACGCCGCCCAAGCCGCAGCCGTCGGGATGGGGAGCAAGGAATCTGATCGCTACCTGGAACGGTTGGAGTTAGAGCGGCAAACCAACGATCAGGTTCTGTCCCTGCGGACAGAGCTCGCCACGGCAACAACCGATCAGCAGCGCAAGGCTCTGCAAGACCAGATCGACCTGACCAATGCTTACCTGCCCAAACAAATTGAGGCCATGAAAGAAGGTTGGGCGCAGATGGATGCGGCCCAAAGCGACTGGACCAACGGCGCGCGTGGTGCCTGGCAGGACTATCTCGATAGTGCCAAGGACGTGGCCGGCCAGACCCGCAGCCTATTCGGGAACGCCTTCAGCGCCATGGAAGACGCTGCTGCGGATTTCGCAACGACAGGTAAGGCATCGTTTTCTGATTTCACGAAGTCGATCCTTGCGGATATGGCGAGGATCGCCACGCGACAGGCCAGCTCGGCACTACTGAGTAGTTTGATTGGCGCGGGCACCAGTTACTTTTCTGGCTCCGGAGCGGGTGCATCTGCAGGTTCTACCCAGGCAGGTTACGGCGGAGATCTCTCAGGCTTTAGTCCGGGCAGCATCCAGGCCAAGGGCGGTGCATGGGCTTCAGGCGTTCAGATGTTTGCCAAAGGTGGTGCATTCACCAACAGCGTCGTCACTCAACCCACCGCATTTGGAATGGCCGGCGGTACTGGGCTGATGGGTGAGGCTGGACCGGAGGCGATTATGCCATTGACGCGCACCGCCGATGGATCGCTGGGCGTAAAAGCCATTGGTGGTTCGGATGGTGGTTCGATCAGCGCTAACCAGGTGCTGATCCAGCAGACCATAGAAGTCTCGGGCTCAGGGAATGGGGCATCTTCTCAGCAAGACATGAAGGCAGTTGGGCAGGTATATGCCGACGTGGCCAAGCGTGGTGCACAACAGGCGATTGCCCAGGAACTGCAACCTGGCGGACAAATCTGGAGATTGGTAAATGGCCGTTGAAACGTTTACCTGGTGTCCGAAAGTGGAGCCCACCAGCTCGCCGGAATATCGCGTGCGTAGCTCCAAGTTCGGCGACGGCTACGAGCAAGTCGTTGGCGATGGGATCAACAATAAAACGGATAGCTGGCCTGTGACATTCGTTGTCGGTGAAGCCGTTGCTGTGCAGATAAAGGCATTCCTTGATAGGCATGCCGGGTTCAAATCCTTCCTCTGGACGCCACCCCTTGGCGAGTTGGGTTTCTATCGGGCTTCAGCGCCGAGCGTGACCCCAAATGGCGCCGGCGTTTTCACTCTCAACACCACGTTTAGTCAGTCATTCCAACCATAAGGGACAAGCATGCCGCTGATCAGTGATATCCAGGTGCTCGAGCCTGGGAGTGAAGTGTTGCTCTTCGAATTGGATGGCAGCGACTACGGCGCAGACGTTTTGCGTTTTCATGGGCATTCCATCCCGCACACCCCGGCCGAGCTGATCGCCGCTGGCGCCGATGCCGACCAGCTCCCTGCAAAGGCCATCTGGTGGCAGGGCAACGAATACGGTGCCTGGCCGATGCAGATTGACGGCATCGAGTCCAACGGTGACGGCACAGCGGTACGACCAACGCTGTCGGTCGGCAACGTCAATGGACGCATTACCGCGCTCTGTCTGGCGTTCGCTGACCTGCTGGAATTCAAGCTAACGATGCGCCACACGCTGGGCACTTACCTTGATGCGCAGAATTTCCCCGGAGGCAACCCGACGGCAGATCCAACCCAAGAGACGATTGAAGTCTGGTACATCGACCAGAAAACAAACGAGGACGGGGAGACGGTTATTTGGGAGCTGGCCAGTCCGGGTGATGTTGGCGGCGAGTCCATCGGCCGACAGGCGACGACCCTCTGTCACTGGTGCCTTACCGGTGGTTACCGCGGGCCGAACTGTGGCTACACCGGCGGCTACGTCACGAAAGACGGTGTGCCAACCGATAACCCTGAGCTGGATGCCTGCGACGCAACACTGGGCCGTGGCTGCGAACCGCGCTTCGGCATAGGCAACCCGCTGCCTTTCGGTGGCTTCCCGGCTGTATCCCTGATCGTACGGAGCTGACATGCGAAAGCACATCTTGAACGCGATCCAGGCGCACGCGGCGGCCGAGTACCCGAAAGAGTGCTGCGGGCTGCTGCTGGCGGTCGGACGAAAACAGCAGTACTTCCCGTGCCGCAACGTATCCAGCGAGCCGAACGAGGAATTTCGGATCGATCCGGAGGAATACGCCGCGGCCGAGGACGTCGGTGAAGTTATTGGCGTAATTCATTCACATCCGGACGCCACCAGCAGACCTTCGCCGCGTGATCTCGCGATGTGCGAAGCGACTGCTATGCCGTGGCACATTCTCAGCTGGCCCGAGGGTGATTTGCGAACGGTCATGCCCAGCGGTGACGTTCCGCTGCTCAAGCGCCCTTTCGTGCACGGCGCTTGGGACTGCTGGCAGGTTTGCGCTGACTGGTACAAGCGCGAGTGGGGGCTCGAGTTCGAAGCCTTTAAGCGCGCCGATGGTTGGTGGGAGAGCAAGGAAAATACCAGCCTGTACGAGGCGAACTATGAGGCTGCCGGCTTCTACCGCGTTGACCAGCCGCAGCGCGGCGACATGATCGTGATGGAAGTCGGGCGCACGGTTTACCCCAACCATGCCGGGATCTTCCTCGGCGCTGATCCGCAACTACCTGGCGAAGAGGCCAACACCTTCGGCCCTGGTCCATTTCTTCTGCATCACCTGTACGGAAGACCATCTGAGGTCATCGTCTTCGGGGGACCTTGGCTCGATCGCACACGCCTGATTCTCAGGCATAGAGATGCACACCCAACCACATGACGCGGCGTCGCCGCGGGAGAGCAGCATGGACAAGAAATTGGCGAAATGTTCTAAAAATCAACCCGGTTGCGTCGAGTCTTCCGGTACCGGTTGGAGGGTATTGATGGTCCAGCACCCTCAAACCGGTTTGTATTACGCTGCGGGCATCAAGCTCGGCCAGTGATGGCCAGTGACAAGTTGTCGAGATAGCTGTCGTGCAGTGCCTTATCGATGCCCTCGTAATTTTCTGACATCAGATTATTGAGGTCTTGGGAAATTACGTTTGCGATTGCATCGTTACCGAATGCTAAGCGTCGACCAAGCACTGCGGCAGCGTTCATGTTGAACACGATTGCTGTCTTGAGTGCTAGCTCTAGCTCTGCCAGGCGCTGATCTACCGTTTTCTGTTCACTCACATTGACCTCCAGGTCATATACGCGCCGAAATTGGCGCAATCCCAGTCCTTGGACTTGCAAGCAAAAGGCCTGGGGAAGCCCTTTGATGCCTACTCGATTTCATCGCAGAAGGCATCTTTTTTTATTTACTGGCGCTGTATATTTTTTACGTTCACTGCTCCGCTGCTACTGACTGCCTTGGTGTCAACTTCAGCATTAAAGGGGGGTAGGTCATTTTGGGTTCTGTAGAAGCTTGTGGTTTTTTGATGTGAAGATTATCCAGATTAACTTGAAGAGTTTGTATGTTGAGATTTTTTTCGTTGTTTTTGGTTGGTATTAATGAAGCAATGCATAGCGCTACGAATAAGATGCCAGTTACTATGCTCCCGTAGAGCATGACATGCGACGCTGTATTTCTTATTCTTTGATACCCCTGTTCGCCATTTTTTACCAGATCCCACGTTGACTTAAGTAAAGGAGTCGCAGCTTCTCTAATATCATCGGAGAATGTTGCTGCTTCTTTGTATCGGCGGTCATTGAATAATTGCCGAGTGTGAAGTATGTTTCTCATGAGCTTCGCTTCAGCACCATCGGGATTGTCCGAAATATGTTTTGGATTAAGCCTCATTTGAATTTTAGACAAGCTACTGACTACTGATGTGTACGCATCTCTCGTTTCTTTATGTCGCTCTCGCCACAGCTCTTGCTGAGTCTTTACCTCACTTTCTTGCGATGTATATATGTTGGAGTCGGCGACTCTGACAAGCTCTCTAACTGAGCTAGTGTACTCCGCAATTTCTTCTCTCAGTCCATCTAACCACGCTAGGCGAAATTCAGATATCTTATTCTCCTTCGCGCTAACAAGGTTTAAAAATGAAAAGAAGCCCGCAAGTAGACCCGCAACGATAACGCCGAACGCAACAAAAATTGTTGGTGGTATAGAGAAACCATCCATGTATAAACTTTTCCTTGATGGTGAGGATAATGTGTCGTGGCGTAATGCTACTATTGGCTCGCGTTATTCTTCTACTGAGGTTTCATCCACGCTGGATGCCCAAACAGTGTTGCGCTACAGTACATCCTTTTCCACAGGAGTGACCTGCATGAAATTGATTGGAGGGGCATTGGCAGTAGCGCTGTTGGCGGGGTGTTCGTCCCCGGGAGACCTGAAAAAAAATGATCCGACTATCACCACGGTAAGCAATAAATCGCCGAAGCAATACGCGCTCTGTGTTTTCCCAAAATGGCAAGAATCGCGGTCAACGTCCACCATGTCTGAGACTGAAAGCGGTTACCGCTTGATTGTTGCCACCGATATGATGACCGATGAAGTCCTAGAAATTGCAGGCTACGACAAGGGCAGCAAGGTTGCGCTTTATCAGCGCATGCCTTGGGCAAAAATGTTGGGACGCGGTGCACTTGAGGATGCAGTGCATAAATGTTTGTAAGACGAAAATAACAACGAACCGCCACCTGGCGGTTTTTTTACGGCTGGAGAATGCCTTGGCAACGATATCAAGCAGCAGCCATTCGATGACCAGAATTTTGTTATCCGGACCCTTGATCAAGCTTTTCGGGCGGGAGCACTACAGGGACCTCACGAGCCATTCAGTTGGCGAAGCGTTCAGGGCATTGAAGTGCACGCTTGGCGGATTCGAAGCAGCGATAAAGGATTTCGAGCGCCGCGGCCTGCGCTTTGCGATATTCCGTAACAGAAAGAATGTGTCCGAAAAGGACTTCTCTTTGAGTGGGGCCAAAGAGATTCGAATCGTGCCAGTAATCACTGGGAGCAAGCGCGCCGGATTAATGCAGACCGTTATTGGGGCTGTGCTCATTGCAGCGTCTTTTTTTGCCGGTGCAGCAGGACCAGGGTTAATGGCTTCAGGCGTTGGTTTAGTCGCAGGCGGTGTCATACAGTTGCTTAGCCCCCAGCAGGGCGGCCTCAAGCAAAGCTCTTCACCCGAAAATGCTCCGTCCTACGCCTTCGGTAGCGCCAAGAACACCACGGCCAGCGGCAACCCAGTGCCAATCTGCATCGGCGAACGTCGGTGGGGCGGCATGATCATTTCCGCATCGATCTACGCTGAGGACAAAGTCTAATTTGGTGTGGGTGAGGTAAACTGGCATGAGGAGTTACCCCATTTATATTCTAGGAGTTGTTACGTGCCAGAATTCGCGTTGTTGGTGCCGCAAGCGGACGAAAAAATGTTGCCGGAAACCTGGTTGCATGAAATGTCACCAGAGAATGAGTACGACTTATTCGCGATAAAGTACATTGTAAAGTCAAGCAAATCTGACTTGGCTGTTTACAAGGTTGACAAGTGGGAAGAGCGGCGCGTTACGACAGAAAAAGAGTTAGTCGTGACTTGGACGCTGCACCTTTCCCGTCGTAGGCACTGCGGTGAAATTCTGAATGACTTTTTACTTTCCTGTGTTAATCGGCCGCTTTCAAACACGCAGTTGGAGAAGCTTAGAAATTTAATGGCCGATGGTACCGATCGTCCACTCCAGGATTTTGAAATAGCTTCACTTCAAAGCGCACCGTTGTCATTTGAAGAAGCTAAGAGCTTGGTTGCAAAATACTATTTGGTGGAGAGTGATCAAGTTTCGATAACTATCCGTAGTAACTAATTAGTCATCTTCAAATACCCGCTCCGGCGGGTTTTTTTTCGCCTGGAGGAAAGCATGGGCGCCGCATTACAGATGGACATCCACGGCGAAAAGGGCGGCAGCAGCAAGCCGAAGTCGCCGATCGAGGCCAGCGATAGTCTGCGCTCTACAAACTTGGCAAAGCTGCTGATCGCTGTGGGTGAGGGCGAGTTTGACGGCGTTCCGATTGATTATGACATCTACCTGGACAACACGCCGATCCGCGATGCCAGCGGCAACTTCAACTTCCCAAACGTGAAATGGGATTGGCGGCCGGGTTCGGTGGATCAGACCTATATCCCGGGCATCCCGTCGGTCGAGAACGAGACTTCGCTGAACATTGAGCTACGCAGCGATGCGCCATGGGTGCGCTCCATCACTAACACCCAGTTGTCGGCCGTGCGCATGCGATTTGCGTGGCAGGCCCTGCAACAGCAAGACGATGAAGGCAATGTTGGGGGCTACCGAATCGAGTACGCCATTGATCTGGCCACCGATGGTGGGGCTTATCAGCAATTGGCAACGGACGCCGTGGATGGTAAGACCACTACGCGCTATGAGCGGTCCATCCGTGTCGATCTGCCCGAAGCCACCACTGGCTGGCAGATCCGCGTGCGCCGCCTGACCCCAAACCAGAACAGCAACAAGATTTCCGACACCATGCTGGTCGCCGGTTACACCGAAGTCATCGACGCGAAGCTGCGCTATCCGAACACCGCGCTGCTGTATATCGAGTTCGACGCCGAGCAGTTCACTAACATCCCGGCGGTGACGGTGCGGTGCAAGGCACGGCGCTGGATGGTGCCGAGTAACTATGACCCAGTGGCCAGGACCTACACCGGCACTTGGGACGGCAGCATGAAGTCGGCCTGGACCAATAACCCCGCCTGGATCACCTATGGCGTTTGCACCGAAGACCGTTTCGGGTTGGGCAAGCGCATCAAGCCGTTCATGGTCGACAAGTGGGAGCTGTACCGGATTTCCCAGTATTGCGACCAGTTGGTACCCAATGGCTTGGGTGCTACCGAACCACGATTCCTTTGCGACATGAACCTGCAGGGCAAGGCCGATGCCTGGTCGCTGCTGCGCGATATCGCCGGCATTTACCGAGGCATGACCTACTGGGCGCAGGGGCAGCTGGTGATGCAGGCCGACATGCCGCGTGCGCAGGACATCGACTATGTGTTCACCCGGTCTAACGTCATCGACGGGAAGTTCTCCTACGGCAGCGCGTCAGCGAAGACTCGGTATACGCGTGCACTGGTCAGCTACGACAACCCGGCAAACAATTACGACACCGACGTCATTCCGTTTTCCGATCTGGATCTGCAACGCCGCTATGGCGATCGCCCAACCGAATTGAGCGCCATTGGCTGCACTCGCGCATCAGAGGCTCAGCGTCGCGGCAAGTGGGCGATTCTTAGCAACAATCAGGATCGCACTGTGTCGTTTAAGACCGGCATGGAGGGCGCGATTGCTCTGCCGGGATACATCATCCCGATCGCCGACTCGCTTCTCGCGGGGAGAGAGATTGGTGGTCGCATTTCTGCAGCTGCCGGCCGAGTCGTGACGCTCGACCGCGATACCCAGGCCAAGGCCGGGGACAGATTGATCATCAACTTGCCGGGCGGTCGCGCAGAAGGACGCACGGTGCAAAGCGTGAATGGCCGCGCGGTTACTGTCACCGTGGCTTACAGCGAGCCACCAGTCGCGCAACTCCAGTGGGCGCTAGATGCGGACGATCTGGCGATTCCGCTTTATCGAGTGCTACGTCGCCGCCGTACGACTGAAGGTGATTTTGAATTCACCGCGCTGCAGTACGACCCTAGCAAGTTTGCCTACATCGACACCGGCGCGCGACTGGAAGAGCGGCCGATCAGCGTGATACCGATCACCGTGGTTCCGGCGCCGGCCAGCGTAACGCTTACGTCGAGCTCGGTTGTCTCCCAGGGCATCGCTGTCGCGACCATGAGCATTACCTGGCCAGCGGTTGCTGGTGCCGTCGGGTATGACGTGGAGTGGCGCAAAGACAGCGGCAACTGGATCAAGCTCCCGCGCACCGGGATGACCAGCGTGGACGTGACTGGCATTTACGCCGGCGCCTATGTGGCTCGCGTCCGCGCGGTTAGCGCCTTCGACATCTCCTCGGTCTGGCGCAACTCTATTCTGACCGACCTCAAAGGCAAGGAGGGGCTGCCGCCGGCACTCAGCTACCTGACTGCCACGCCGCTGCTGTTCGGCATCTACCTCAAGTGGGGTTTCCCTGCCGGTGCCGAGGACAGCCAGCGAACTGAAATCTGGTACGGGCCGACCACCAGTCTTGAGGCCGCGACCAAGCTAACCGATCTGGCTTATCCGCAAAGCGACTTCTCGATGCTTGGCTTGGCCGCCGGCGTAACGTTCTATTTCTGGGGTCGCATCGTCGACAAGATCGGCAATATCGGGCCGTGGTATCCAATCGGCATGGGGGTGCAGGGGCAGTCGAGTTCGGAGGCGGCGCCAGTATTGGAGCTGATCGCCGGGCAGGTTGGTCGCTCGGAGCTGGGTCAGGAAATCCTCGATGAAATCGACAAGATCCCGGGCCTTCAAGCGCAGATCGATGCGCTCGACGGCCTCAAGGGGTACGACCCGGAAGCAACCTACGTTGAATACGACCTGGTGGTAGTGGGTAAGCGGATCTATCAGGCGACCGGCAACGTGCCGCTCAATACTCCGCCGCCGAATGCTGCCTACTGGCTCGACGTTGGCCAGACGGTCGAGACGGCCAACGGCTTGGCGCAACAGGTCGCAATCAACACCGCCGAGATCATTGAGCTCGACGGCGCGGTCACAGCTCAGGCGACAGCCTTCCAGGCGCTGCGGGCTTCTTCCCGTGACGACAACGGCGAGGGCGATCTGGCGGATGCGCTGAAGGGGTGGACGAGTACTGCGTCCATTGCGACGGAAGAGAAGGTGCGCGCCTCTGAAAATGAAGCGATGGCAAGCAGGCAGACAACGATTGAAGCAAAGGTTGGCGTCAACGAGGCCAGCATCACCACGCTTGAACAGGTGGTGGTGACGAACCAGCAAGCCACAGCCCAGCAGATCTCTCAGCTGAGCACGACAGTTGGCAGCCAAGGCACGCAAATCGGCCAGCAGCAAACAATGATCGAGACCAATTCCTCGATTATTAATGACGTGAACGGCAAGTTGGCGGCGACCTGGTCGGTGAAGATGCAATACAGCACCTCCACCGGGCAGTACATCGCCGCCGGCATCGGGCTTGGTATCGAAAACACTGCGGCCGGCTTACAAAGCCAGTTCCTCGTCAGTGCGGATCGGTTCGCGATCGTCAACAGCATCGCCGGCGGCGCCATCTCGGTTCCGTTCGCGGTGCAGGGCGGCCAGGTGTTCATGAATCAGGCCTTCATCCAAGACGGCACCATCACCAACGCCAAGATCGGCAGCTACATCAGCTCGACCAACTACATCGCCGGCCAGCAGGGCTGGATTCTCAATAAAGACGGAACGCTGGAGATCAACGGCATTGTCCCTGGACAGGGTCGGCTGGTGATCAATTCGCTCAACGTCTCGGTCTACGACGCCAACAACGTGTTGCGTGTCCGTCTCGGCTATCTGGGGTAAACCATGGCTTCATTTGGCCTGCGTGTTTTTGATGAAAACGGTGGCCTATCCATGGACACCAACACCTTTACCTACCAGGTGATCTGGCAGGGCGTGATCGATTTCAGTGGCGCCACACCCAGCTACACGCTGAACATCCCGGGCTTCAGCCCGGCAAACTGTGTGTTCATGATCATTCCGACCAGGGCACAGGATGTGCAATCGGCAGAGAACGATGGCTTGGGAAACACCAAGTCCTACCCCTATGTCACCACCGCACCGGGACAGGTGAATGTCCTGCCTAAAAACCCCTCTGCCGGTGCGTCAGTCAGCCAGACAAGGATTGTCGCCAAAGCTTACGCCATAAGGTTTTCGACATGAGTTATGGCTTTCAAAGCATCAACGACAATTCATTTGTTCAGATCGATTCCGAAGCGCCAAGGCTGTGCATGCTAACCAAAGGATCGTATTCAGGAACGACCAACGCGTCGGGGGTGTTTGCCAGAGCCATCACCAGCCAAGACCCACCACTGGTATTCGTCCGCCCGGATGCGGGAGTGATACAGGTCCCGATCTCGGTTTGGTTCACTGGTGGGCCGGGTAACTGGACTGGCTTCGCCATGAAGGCGTCCAACGTCACGGCAACGCTGAGCGGCCAATATTTCGTGGCCGCTTGGGCTTCGATGGGCACCGTGGCATATGGCCTGCGGTTATGGGACCAGAACGCCGCACTGGTCTATGACAGCGGCGCACCGGCAGTGGTGGTCACCTTCGCCGCCGGCAACTGGACGTATCTCGGCGACGAGGTTCTGACCGTTGGGCGCCGCTACATCTGGGGCATCGGCAAGTTGCTTGGCGCAGGAGAATACATCTCCCTCAATCCTTTCGCCATGAACTGCCACAACGCATCAACCGGTGGAGGCTGCGCCCTGGCTGTCGATTACGCCAACAGCCGCATCCTCATGTACAGCCTCGCAACAAACGCCTGGACTGACCAAGGTCACCGCCCATTTCTCTGCGCCAAATTACTGGCCTGACTTCTTCCGCTCCGCACACATTATTTCTGGAGATACTCAATGCCTTGGCACAGATTGGGAACGGTTTCTGTTACCCAAAATTCGAGCACCGTGACCGGTGCAAATACCGCTTTTGCAGCAAACACTCGGATCGGTGATGCCTTCATCGGCCCAGACGGTCGCCAATACGAGCTTGGGAACGTCGCAAGCGATACGGTGATCTCGATCATCCCCGCGTATCTCGGGCCGACAGTCGCTGGTGCGGCTTACGCAGTAACGCCGGTTCAGGGCTACCAAAAAGGCTTGGCTGATCAGGTGCGGGACTGGGTGAATACCTACGGCCCAAAAATGGCCGGGCTGGGCACCACCGGCAACTACGACATATTGCCCGTTACCAAGGGCGGCACTGGAGGGACTGACCAGGCTGGAGCTCGCTCTGGAATTGGCGCCGCGAAGTCTGGCTCGAACAACGACATCACAGCTTTGACCGGCTTGCTCACTGCGCTGAGCGTGGCGCAAGGCGGTACGGGCGTTACCTCAATAGCTGCACTGCTGGCCGCACTACAAGCAGTAGGTGCTTATGGAAGAACCAATATCGTTGGCGCCGTTACGCAGGCGGGTGGAGTTCCAACCGGAGCAATTATTGAAACCGGAAATCACGCAGCGGGAAGATATATCAAGCATGCAGATGGCACCTTGATATGTTGGGGTCGCCCCGGATTTATTGACCAGAACGTCGCCAATACCGCGTACTCCACCACGTTCGGGTTGCCAGCCATATTCGTGGGAAGTTACGTAGTTATGTCAAACGTCGAGTCCGTGAACGTATCCAACGTTTTTTCGGGGTACAGTCGCGCCGCCAGCCTAACCGGAGGAACGTACTCAATTGTCCAATGCTGGAGCGTCGTTCAAACTTACAGTTATTCTATGATCGCTATTGGAAGGTGGTTCTAATGATAATTAAGCTTTCCCCTCTGCGAACAGACGACACGCTGGAAGCGGTTAAGTCCGGGGATACGTTGAAAATTAACGGTGAAGACTTCGACTTTTCACAAGTCGGCGAAGGCGATACTTTGCCAGCTAGCGCCATTTCGTCAGAGTGGTTCGCTAGAGGTGCAGTTGATCGTATTAATGGGGCGCTTGTACTAACACTAACCTTGCCAATCCCTTGGAACTATAGCCCCGAGCAAGCTTTCCCGGTGCCCTTAATTGGCGTTCCAGACGGCCCGGTTGTGTTTCCGCTGCCCCTCCCAGATGCATTGCCTGAAACCCAAGCTGAAGAGCCACAGAAACAGTATGCGTTAGGGGTTATCAACCACTCGACCGGCGAGCGCTTCATCATCCCAGCCCAGAAAATAGATGGAGATCTTGGAGAATGAATATCGACTGGACCCAACTCATTACCCAAGCCATGAAGGACGCTGCCGCTCAGGCTGCGCTACTTGATGCTGCGAAGGCGGAGTTATCGGCGCGGAACAGCAAGGCGCTGTTTCAGATCGCCCGTATTCAAGAGCGTGTCGACACGATCGGTTTCGGTATCGACATCGGCGAAGCAACCGAAGAGGACGAAGCAGAGCAAGCCGCTCTACTGATCAACCTCAAAGCCTGGAAAACCTACAAATTCGCATTGGGCAAAGTGACGGTTCAGCCGACCTGGTATGCCGCGCCGGTGTGGCCGTTTGAGCCGGCGGTCCCTGTCATTGTGGCCGATCCCGAAGCACTGGAAGTTGATCTGATCTAACGCGCCAGCACAGCGCAACGCACCCGCCATCGAGCGGGTATTTTTTTGCCTGGAGAAAAGTGATGCCTGTTTCTGAAAAAGACCGCGACATCCTCGCCCGCACGCTGTGGGGGGAGGCTCGCGGCGAGTCGTTGGCGGGGCAGATTGCCGTGGCCTGGACCATCCGCAACCGCGTGAACGATGGCAATGCCAAATCGTGGTGGGGGGAGGGCTATGCCGGCGTGTGCCAGAAACCCTACCAGTTCAGCTGCTGGAACAAGAATGACCCGAACTTCGCCTACTTGAGTGGCGCCAAGGCGATACCGTTCCGCGAGTTGGCTCAGGCTCGGATTGCCGCTGACCAGGTGATCGACGGCAAGGTGCCCGATTCTACCGGTGGCGCGACGCATTACTACGCGACCACCATGCCGAAGGCGCCTACTTGGGCGAAGGATGCCACTCAGACCTTGAAGCTGGGTCACCACGTTTTCTTCAAGGATGTGCCATAAGGTCATAATCCTATGGGCTTTCGTAACGTTTTACGCGAACAAACGGTAACGATTACTGAAATGCCGCAGAAAGGAGGATTTTACGCTGTCCTGTGATTCAGCTTGAGTGCCTCTAACTCGCGAATGACGAAGTCTTTTTGATCAAGGATTCGCGTCAGACTATGCATTTGCGATAGCTGATCGGTGGTCTCGGCTTCGAGATTCGCCATCCATATCCGTTTCTTTTCGAGATCGGTGGACAGCTGGTCGTTCATTACGACGAGAGTGGAAATGTTTTCCTGCGCTGCTTTCAGCTGACGCTTCAGACTCTGGACGTCTTCCTCGAGCATGCTCGCATAATGCTTGACGGTTTCAAGCTGGGTCGGATTGCCCAGCCAGTCGCTGGTGTCTTCGATTTCGTACGGTTCCACGGTTGCGCCTTGTGAATACTGTTTGCATATACAGTAATCGAGGCGTGCTGTTTCCGCGAGGGTGAAGCGACGAGCGATTGTTTTGGGTGATGGTATTCGTTCGGCAGGACGCCGGGGAAAGGGATGGATCTCGTACCAAGTTTTGTACCAATCAATGTTCCCTTGAGGGACTCTCCGGGGCCTCAGAAGACGCTGAAAACCCTTGTCTAACGCCTTTGGAATACGCCAGCTAATCCGCACAGAATTTCCTGCATGCCCGTGGCTACTCCGGCGCCATCATCACCGCGAGTGTCATCTTGATGAATTCTTCATTCCTATCGATGGCTTCCAGGGCGCCGCGCACGTTATCGGCAACTTCGGCCGCGCCACGTTGTTCGACCCAATTGGACAGCTCCATGATGGCGGCTTCCAGAGCGAGTTGGTTCTCGTTGATTTTGAAGAGCAGGGAAGGGAGCAGGTCTGAGTTGGGCATCGCGATTCCTCCGTGGATGGAGGCAGCGTAGCAGGGTAATTCGTAGCTTTGGAATAGTGTGCATGGTCGACAGGCGCCGGTACTTCTTTGCGCAAAACCTCCGCTGCAGGCCACGGTTTACCGTTTGCATAAGCACAAAAAAGCGGATGTTTTGCCACCCTCAAAAGGGGTCGTATCCTTTTTAAATCAATAGGTTAGGTCGATACAGTCCCCAGCATGGGGTGCTAGGGGTCGAGTGTTCGAATCACTCCGTCCCGACCATATAATTCAAGGGGTTGCGAGATTTTATCTCGCGACCCCTTTTTATTTTTGGGCGTTTTTACCCCTACAAAAACTCTGGCTCTTGGTGGAATCTTCAGCTGATACAAAGGTCATGGCGCGAGAAGAGTGCCTCGCTGTGTCCTGGTCGCTCGAGCAGAAGGGGACGACCGTTAAAGAGCCTTTTCCGGCGCCGGTTGGTCGTTGGGTTGGGCGATGATTGTTTTGAGCTCTGCGCTCATGGGGAATTTGAGATTCAAGCCTTTGGGAGGGATGGGCTGAGTAAACCATTTATCGTAGATGGCGTTGATTTCGCCCGAGACGAAAAGTGACTTGATCGAGTCATCCACGACTTTTTTGAGATCCGGATCACCCCGACGCATTGTGCAACCATAGATTTCGTTGGATTGCGGGGTGCCGGTCACCACCCAATCTTCCGGTTTCTTTGCCTTGGCCATTTCGCCCGCCAGCAATGCGTCGTCCTGCATAAACGCAATGGCGCGGCCGGACTCGAGCATTTGGTAAGACTCGCCAATGTCTTTGGCAGAGATTACGTTCATGTTCATCTTTTTCTCGGCATTCATGACCTTGAGCATCCGCTCGGCAGTGCTGCCAGCAGTAGTCACTACGTTCTTGCCGTTGAGATCTTGAAAGTCCTTGTAAACCGAATCCTTCCTGACCAACAGGCGGGTGCTGGCTTCAAAAATGCCGACCGAGAAGTCGACCTGCCGGGCTCTCTCGGCGGTATTGGTTGTGGAGCCGCACTCCAGGTCCACAGTGCCGTTTTGCACCAGTGGGATACGCGTCTGTGATGTCACGAGGTTGTATTGTACGTTCAGCTTGGGCATACCGAGTTCTTGCTTGATAGCCTCGACAATCTTTAATTGAATGTCATGGGAGTAGCCCACCGGCTGACCGGATCCGTCGGCAATATAAGAGAAGGGAATGGACGAGTCTCGGTGACCCAGGGTGATGGTCCCCGAGGTCTTGATTTTCTTAAGCGTGCCGGTGGGTTCGGCAGCCATGAGGGCAGTACTACTTAAGGCCGCAGTCAGGGTAACGCCCAGGATTGCAGGGAAGGCACGCATCAAAAGCTCCTCATAAGGGTGAGGCGAGTCTGTTTCGGACTCGCTCATCTTTGGCTCGGCGAGAGGTCTCGCGGGGCTTGGCGACTTGCTTGTTGTTAGTGACGGTCCAGCCAGACGGTCTGTGCATTACAGAATTCGCGCACACCGAAATGCGACAGCTCACGGCCAAAACCGCTTTTCTTTACGCCGCCGAAAGTGACGCGTGGATCGGTTGCGCAATAGCCATTGATGAACACGCCTCCGGTTTCCAGTTCGCCGGCCAGCTTCTGGGCCAGTTCGACATTGCGTGTGTAGATGGTCGAGGCGAGCCCGAATTCACTGTCATTGGCCAGTTCCAGAGCATGTGCGGCGTCCCGCGCAGTGATGATCGATGCCACGGGTCCAAACAATTCTTGTTTGAATGAGGTCATCTGGTCGGTGACATCACCGAACACCGTAGGCTCGTAGAAGTTTCCAGGCCCTTCAGCCTTTCTGCCGCCCAACAACAAGGTCGCGCCTTCTTCCAGGGTATCCCGGACCTGACGATCTAGCTCATCGCGCAGATCAAAGCGGGCCATGGGTCCGATGTAAGTGTCTGTGGCCAGTGGATCGCCAATGACCAACTTGCAGGTGGACTTGACAAACTTGCGGGTAAACTCCTCGACAACGCTTTGCTCGACAATCAGGCGTTTGGCAGCCGCGCAGACTTGTCCGGTGTTTTGATAGCGGCCAATCACAGCGGCTTTGACGGCTTCGTCTAGGTCGGCGTCGTTGAGCACAATGAATGGATCTGAACCACCCAGTTCCAACACGCACTTCTTCAAGGCTGCACCCGCCTGCGCGCCAATAGCCATGCCAGCTCGAACACTTCCAGTGAGCGTCACTGCGGCGATGCGAGGATCTGCTATCGCAGTGGAGACACCGTCGGGCGTGACATTGATGACTTCGAACACACCTTCAGCAAAGCCGGCGTGCTTGAACGCGTCTTGCAGCAAATAGGCGCATCCCATCACGTTCGGCGCATGTTTGAGGACGTAGGTATTGCCGGCAATCAACGCCGGAACGGCGCCGCGCAGCACCTGCCAGACGGGAAAGTTCCACGGCATCACGGCGAGAATCGGGCCCAGTGGACGATATTCAATTCGTGCCTTTCCGCCCTCAACCTGTGTGGGTTCGGCGGTCAGCATGGCGGGGCCGTGTTCGGCGTACCATTCGCAGAGCCGCGCGCACTTTTCAATTTCACCGAGCGCCTGAGTGATGGGTTTACCCATCTCTTGGGTGATCATCTTCGCCATCGTTTCTGCGTTGTCGCGCAATGCCCTCGCCAAAGCGATCAGTACTTGCGAACGCATTTCGATGGGTTGGCTGCGCCAGGTGGAAAACCCTGTTATCGCACGTGACAGTGATGCCTCCAGTTCCGATGCGGATTCGAAGGGGTAGTGGCCTATCTGCTCACCATTGGCGGGGTTGATTGAAATGGCATGGGTAAGGCTGGAAACGTTAGTCATGACACCGTCCTGTAGGATGGGAATGGATGCACAGCTTCTAAGCAACAGCGCCGGTGTTGAATCAGATCGCGCGAGCCAAAATGGATTGGGCGCGACCAATGACCGGCGCGTCGACCATTTGCCCATCCAGCACGAAAACGCCTTCACCTGAACGAGCGGCTTCGATAATGCGTTGCGCCCAGTGCAATTCTTCTTGGCTTGGTTTTAGCGCCTGATGAATGATCGCGACTTGGGTTGGATGGATACACAGCGCGCCACCAAAGCCCATGTCGCGTGCAAAATGAACAGCACGTAGCAGCCCTGCGGTGTCCTGGATCGACGGAAATACCCCATCCAACGCTGGAGCGAGCGCGGCAACCCGGGTGGCAAGCAAAACGGCGTAGCGCGCATGGCTAAGGATTTCTTCAGCGGCAGGGCTGCCAGTAGACAGGTTCAGGTCCAGACCCAGATCCAGGCTACCGAACGACAAGCGCTCAACGCCTTGAGTACCGGCAATCTCGTTGAGTGCTGACAAGCCCTTCGCGCTCTCGATGATTGGCCAGATCGGTTTTTCGGTACCGGCAGCTGTGGTGACCTGTTTCGCGCTTTCTGCTTTGGGCAGCAGAATTCCGATAACGCCGGCGTGGCGTCGGCAAAGATCCAGATCCGCAACATGCGCCCAGTGATCCGGGGCATTCACTCGGACCAGAATCCGTGTATCCGGGGCTTCGCTCAGAAATGCGTCGAGATTATTCCTCGCCTGCTCCTTGAGGTTTTCTTGCACGGCATCTTCCAAGTCAACGATGACCCGATCCGCCCCGGTGGCAATAGCTTTTGAGATGCGCTCTGGTCGAGTGGCCGGCACAAACAGGGCGGAGCGAACAATTGATTTGCTCATGGCGTTGCTCCATAGCTGAACTCGATCTCTCCGATCTGTGCTGTGCCGTCCTGATTGCCAGCCCAGACCTGTGCCTTGCCGTTTTCGATTAGACGTCCGCCCACCTCGAAAGGCTGAGGCGAAATCAGAGGTCGTACTCCGCGGAATGCGAAACGCTCCAGGCGCGCAGTTGGATGCGCTTTGGTAAAGGCACGCAAATTCAACGTGGCGATCAATGGACCATGTACCACTAGCCCCGGATAACCTTCGATCTCTGTCACGTAAGGCCAGTCATAGTGAATTCGATGGCCATTGAAGGTGACTGCGGAATAACGGAACAACAGGGTTGGGGAAGGCTCGATCCGTTCCTGCCATTGGCCTTCAGGTAACGTTTCGGTGCCGTGCAGTTTGGGCGGGGTAGGTTCGCGGTAAACAATGTCCTGTTCATCTTGCAGGGCACGTTTGCCGTCCTGGTAAAACTCATGACGTACCGTGACGAACAGCAAGGAACCCGTGCGACCGTGCTTCTCCTCGACGTTTTGGATGGTCGATACACAAGTCACTTCAGCCTCCACTTTTAACGGCTGGTAAAACTCAAGTCGGCTGCCCGCCCACATGCGATTGCGGTTATGGGCCGGCGGTAAAAAGCCCCCAAGCGCTGGGTGGCCATCCGGCCCCAGTTCGCTGGCACCCACCGGCTCCTGAAAAAATGCCCAGTGCCACAGGGGCGGCAGCGGCTCGCCGGGTTGTGGAGCCGACTCGTCCAACGTCGCGGCAATGCGTCTGACCAGAGTGAAACTGATCCGGTCCTGGCTTTCCTGACGTCGTCCAATCCAGGCGGAAAAATCGGAACTGCTGCTCATATTCTTTGCTCCAGTCGTTCAGTGATCAGGCCAGGGCAGCCATTTCTGGAATCGCTTCAAAAAGATCCGCCACTAGGCCGTAATCGGCCACCTGGAAGATCGGCGCTTCGTCGTCCTTGTTGATCGCAACGATCACTTTGGAGTCTTTCATGCCGGCCAGGTGCTGGATCGCGCCGGAGATACCGACGGCGA